CCTAATACACTTGAGAAGAATGATGGGCATTTCACCATCCAATTTTGCATCCAGTTGTGGATCAGCATCACGAACTTGCTTGGCAAAGTTCCATGGCAAAATACGGCGAAGAACGGAGCCAGAGTTGTCCTTCCAACTCGGAACTTCATTACCACCCAGTATTCCAGGAACCTTCCATTCAATAGAGACAGCTGTCTTATTTTTCACGGCGACTGAAACATCTTCACCAGAAACCATAGACTGGAACTCCGCCTGTTCAAGAGCCAAATCACCCTTGACTTCTGGAGCAATAAACATGAAGTTATCTTTGATTGCTGAAAGACCGAACTTCTTTTCAATGTTGTTTGAAAGGGTACCAACATCTTCGGGTTCATAGAACTTCTTGAAAACCTTTGTAATCAGAGTAGATTTACCAGATCTGGCAATACCCTTGAAGAATGGAATGACTTGCCAAGTGTCCATTTCACCAACATCAAAGCAAAGACGACCACCCATCACATACGCCCAGTTACACACCTCTGGTTCAAGATTCTGATAGTGTAAAATGGAATCAAACCATGGTGTTGGAATATCTTGCCAGTTCTCCAAGTGTGAAAAGTCATCAAACTGTTGATCAAAATACTTACACGAAATAATGGTCGGATCCAAACAACGAAACTCTGGACTGTCATATGGGTAAAAACGGCAAACGTGAGTTCCTAAATCTGGAACCCATTCTTTGCCAACAAATACCCCATTTTTGAAAGACCAGACGTGGCGTCTCTTTGTAATCTCCGGAAATTGAGCATCAATACACTTAGACATATTGTCAATCACATCTCTGAATACAGTCCCACGACTCGTAAAGTTTTTCCAGGTGGCAAAGTCATCATCTTTTTGTGCCAAAGAATAAACAAATTGTTCAATCGTAAATTTTGGTTGCCATGCTCTTGTTCTATGACCTTCAATAGTTTTGATCTCTTCACAGCATTGCCCTTTGTATCTTCTGTAACCACACTTGTAAGTTTGATCAAGGGAATACAGGAGACACTTCTGAAATGGAGTTGAGTTTTCAATTTCTTCGTCATCCATTGTTGAAGGATCACCCAAAGCCTTGAATTGTGGTTGAGCGGTTGGGTTGTAGACCCTTTCAAAAGAAATGTAGTGTCGTCTAATATTGTCATAACCATCACTTACCTGTTTCAAAATGTTGTTGATACGCTTGACCACGGTAATACCATCGTCATTTGGTTCCTGTTTGTGTATTTTAAGATCGCGCGCATGATTTTTAAGATTCACGAGATATGTTCTTTGTTTTTCACGGATACCCTTGATAGCCAAAATATCAATTCGTGATGGATTCGGATTACCATATTCATCAAAATTATCAGGGTGAATGAATTGTCGGTATCCCAACTCACGCGCATTTCTAAAATCATTGGTTTTAAGATCCCAACGCTTTTCCCACTTTTCGATAGTACTATTAACCTCATCTTCTTTCATTGATTGGATGTGTTGTTTGAGTAACTCCGTCAAAGCCTCATACTTATTAGGTTCCTTATCAATGAAATGGGTATGTTCCATTTCTATGTATTTACTGAATAACGATTTTTGTTTCTAAGCTGATTTTGGGGGTTGTATTTTGGCAAGCATCTTTATGAGAATCTTGTTTTGGGTTTCTAATTGGTAACAGAGATTGACAAGGGCGGAGCATACGGTATCACCGTCTGGGGTCGCGAGAAGAGATGACATAAGACCTGCGAGATCCATACCTTCATCTTCATCTTCTTCGAAAAAATCTCCCTCATCTTCCTCAATGTCGCTCGTGTAAATCACTTCCTCCTCTTCTTCGTCGGATACAATTTCACCTTCTTCGATCTCATCAACTGGGTCTTCTTCCTCAGGGCGTGATGACATTTAACCTAGACTGAGAAAAGTTGATGACCAAATTTTCGCACCAGGTGCGATTTCAGCCAGAAAAAAAATGTTGGTCTATAGTACAAAAACTCTCACAATGGCCGGTGGTCTCATGCAACTTGTCGCTTACGGTGCCCAAGACGTCTACTTGACTGGTAACCCAAAGGTTACCTTCTTCCAAGCCGTCTACAAGCGCCACACTAACTTCGCGATGGAAAACATCGAACAAACTGTCAACGGTACCGCCGCCAACTCAGGCCGCGTGTCCGTCACCATTGCCCGCAATGGTGATCTTGTCGGCGACATGTACGTCGAACTCCAATCCGCTGCGGGTGTGACTTCTTCCGCGGACAACGACAACACTTCCAACTTCGACAGCAACTGGGTCGCTGAGCGTGCGATCGCGTCCGCTGAATTGTCCATTGGTGGTCAGCGCATTGACAAGCACTACCAACGCTGGTGGCGTTTGTACTCCGAGCTTTACTTGGATGAATCCAAGAAGGCTAACTGGGCCAAGATGACTACTGCCCTCACCGGTAACACCGTCTACTTGCCACTCATCTTCTTCTTCAACCGCAACCCAGGTCTTTACTTGCCACTCATTGCCCTTCAATACCACGAAGTGCGCATTGACTTCGACTTGTCCGACAAGTTCGACAAGTACTTGAGCACCTCCGTGTTCAAGGTCTGGGCCAACTACGTCTACCTCGACACCGAAGAGCGCCGACGCTTCGCCCAAAAGGGTCACGAATACCTCATCGAGCAAGTCCAACACACTGGCTCCGACACCGTCACTGCGGGCTCCACCACCAACAAGCGTCTCTCCTTCAACCACCCAGTTAAGGAGCTTGTCTGGTGCTTCAACGACCCAGCGTCCGGTAACGTTGCCACCTCTTTGTGGAACTTCACCCGCTCACCAGCGGTTACGGACGTTGTCCTCGAGTCCAACGCGTTTGTTGAAGAATCTGGTAACTGCTATGTACCAACCACCTTCGCGTCTGGCGTCCCACTCGTCAAGATTGGTGAAGATGGCTCCGCGGTTGAATTCACCGAAGAAAAGGTCGGCCCACTCACTGACTTCAAGCTTGTCCTCAACGGTCAAGATCGCTTCAAGGCCCAAAAGGGTAAGTACTTCAACCAAGTCCAAGCGTACAACCACCACTCTGGCTGCCCATACCCAGGTGTGTACTCTTACTCTTTCGCCCTCAAGCCAGAAGAGCACCAACCAACCGGTACTTGCAACTTCTCTCGTATCGACAACGCTCAAGTCGCGGTCACCATCCCAGCGGCTTCCCCAGCTACCACCATGCACATGTTCGCGACCAACTACAACGTTCTCCGCATCCAATCCGGTATGGGCGGCCTTAGCTATTCTAATTAAGTTGGAATGATCAGGGCCAAAAAGCAGGCGTTAAAAGCGTTTGTCCTGCTAGTCTGTTTGTGCAGGCGAGACAACCTGGTTGCGGGAAGTTCCTTAGAGCTCTAACTACCACCCTCATTTGGAAACTTTTGAGGGGATCTCGGTTAATGGCCGAACCCGATGGTAAAAAGGTTAGAGATTGGATAATCCGCAGGCGAGAACCTACGTTCGCTACGACAAGAATATGGTTCCGTTTCAACGATCGCTAAGGTGTCGGTGTCAAGTGAAGGATTAGTCATCCCGATGATGCTTAAGGTACGATCTGGCCCACTGGGAAACCTTTGGGATTAACCGTGCTTTCTCCAACTAAGAAAGTTATGGCTACATTTTAATTATTTTCGACTCGCGTTATTTATAAAAACTCAAAAATTAAGATGGATCAAGCATCCTAATTTTTGCCTTGCGTTTTACAATTAGAAATATTTTCAGGATATGGTATAGATGACAACAAAGGTGTGTAAAGATTGTCACAGAGAAAAGGAACTTGACGAATTTCCAAAACACAAACAGATGAAAGATGGTCATTTGAATCAATGTAGGATGTGTAAAAATGATTACCTCAGAAAATATGGACAGAACAACAAAGAAAAATTAAGTGAAAAGGCAAAAACGTATTATGAAGAAAATAAAGAAGTGATTAAGCAACGTGTAAGAAATCATTGGAATGATAATGCTATAGAAATAAACCAGAAACGAAGAGAAAAGTATAAAAATGACGAAACGTATAGAGAAAAGGTGTTACAACAGTGTTCAACATCAAATGCTAAATGTCGTCCAGAAAGACGTAAAAGGGTGAAAGAGAAAAGGGGTGCCGCTTACTATTTGGATTTGTGTCGTAAGAGGATGTGGAACGCATTCAATGGCCGAGCCGCCAAGTCAGATAAAACAAAAGCGCTCCTTGGGTGCGATGGCGACTTCTTAAAAAGACATTTGGAAAGTACCAAGATCCCAGGAAAGGATTACTCTGATGCTCATATAGATCATATTATTCCGTGTTCGTCATTTGACATGTCAGACGAAGAACAGCAAAAGAAATGTTTTCATTACACAAATCTCCAACTGCTACCAGCTCATGAAAATCTTTCCAAGAGTAATAAAATTATCTAACACTATAGTAAAAAATGCAACAAGAACGCAAGGGAGCTAGCACAACTCAAAAGGTCGGTGGTGGTATTTTGTCCGCCACAATTGTAATCGGTTTGATCGCCTTTTTCTATGCCACTAGAAACACTAAAAGAAATTAATTTCTTCTCAAATATTAAAAATGGGTGTCACTGTCACAGAGCAATTTGATTTGGGATGTGGACTTGATGTGAACAGCTACTATGCTTCGATTAACACGAATGATATCAGGATGGAGAAGCGTGTCGAAGAACACCGTGACCATCAATATGATCCAGAAACCGAGACACACACAGAAAGTGTCACAACAACTACAAAGTATAATCTCGATGCTGGTTTTACATTCTGGGTTTCACAGGCGGCACGGACCTCTGGTAAGACACCTATAGGTCGTACCCGTATCAGTGTTAGCCAAGAGACACCCATTACCGGAAATTTGTACACTGTGCTCTATACCAAATTTAAGGAAGTGCATCCCACCGCTGTGGATGCTTAAATAAACGACGCATATAATGACAAATGCAAGACATTTACACAGATGGAAGTTGTTTGGGTAACCCAGGTCCAGGAGGATGGGCAGTTGCTGGTGCGGGTATCAAAATGTCAGGTGGACAGGGTGGAACAACTAACAATGTTATGGAAATGACTGCTGTCGTTAAGGCACTTCAACAGTGTCTCGCACGCGACATTCTTGAGATAAGGCTATTTACTGATAGTAGTTATGTCAAGAATGGAATAACAAAGTGGGTTAAAAATTGGAAACGGAATGACTGGTGCAAAGCTGATGGTGAACCCGTTAAGAATAAAGAATTGTGGATTGAAATTGATTCACTTTCACAGCAGATGACCTCCGTTGAGTGGCATTGGGTCAAGGCACATAATGGTCACCCACAGAATGAATTGGTGGATAGCCTCGCGCGGGAAGAGGCTACGGCGATCAAAGGTACCAAACAAAAATATTATAGTGTTGTCAAGGGACGTATTCCCGGTATTTACACTACATGGGATGAAGCAAAACTACAAATTCACGAGTATGCTGGTGCAGTCTATAAATCTTTTAAAACAGAAGAAGAAGCTAAAGAATATATGGATACACCTGTGAAAGAACGTATATATTTGGACGTACCCTATGAAGAAAAGGATATCGCAAAATCCAATGGTGCCAGATGGGATCCAAGTCAGAAGAAGTGGTGGGTGTATGAGGTAAGCCCAGAGATTGAAAAATATGTCCGCGTAAAATAATGGAAGCTCACGATGAAACACATCGGTGGTGTGATAAGCAGGAGAAGCTTCTAAAATCGTGGGCGGAGAGGGCCGCGGGTTACCGCTGGCTTCACAACCACGCCCGCCTTCACTACAAGAGGCAAAATGACTACCTCTCTTATCCTAGTATTGTGATTGCTAGTATAACAGGGGTTGGAGGCTTCGCAGTTCTCAATCCAAGTGGTAATGAAGATTTGGATCCTTCAACAAGAAACAAAATTATGATTGTTCAATACTTTTTTGCGTTTCTCAATGTTCTTGCTGGTATTCTCACATCAATAGGTAAATTTAGTGATAGTGGTAGATTAGCCGAAAGACATTCTGTTATGTGTGTCCAATATTCAAAGTTCTACAGAAACATTGATATGGAACTTTCACTTGATGAGGGGGATCGTACATGTGTGTTGGATTTTGTCAAGAAATGTCGCGAAGAATATGATAGACTTTTAGATGAAGCTCCAGATCTTCCCGCGATATCTATAGAAGCGTTTAATTTAGAATTCCCTGACAAACAAAATAAACCAGATGTGTGTAATGGTTTGAGTATTATTGTGAGTGATGAGACCTCGTCACAGATTGCGTCAAAGAGAGCTGTGACGAGATGGTTGAACGCTGTTTCGGCTCTTAGAAGAAGGAGTCGTGATCAGTCAAGAACTGACATAGATGATCTAGCTAGAATGGAAAGTGTTTAAAGATTTATTGGTAATCATAGTAAATGGACGATTATATTTTGGAGATACCAAACTTTTTACCCGAAGATTTGTGTAAATCTATTGTAACACGGTTTGAAAATGATTCAAGAAAAAAGCATGGATATTTTTCATACCCAATTAATGGCGAGATCGTCAAAAGAGACAAACAAAATACGGAACTTATGATTACAAATACTGTGGGTTGGGAAGACGTAGAACGTATTTTTTCAGAATCTGTAAAAAATGCTTTCAATGTATACATGGAACATCTGAAAACTAATTTTGATTATGACTCTAGCTGCCACGTCTATGATAGAGAACTCTCACAAAAAGGTTTTTATTTCACACCATTTCCTGTACAGAGAATAGAAAGGGGTGGTAGGTACGAATGGCACCACGATGGTGACTTTCATAAGGAATACTTTGTTCAGGCTCTCTTCTATCTCAACACTCTTAAAGAAGGAGAAGGTGGGTGTACCGAGTTCAGAAATGGCCGAAAGGTAAGACCCGAAGCTGGAAAACTCCTTATTTATCCATGTTCGTGGACTTATCTTCATACAGGTGGTGAAGTTCTTGGTGGACCCAAATATATCTGCACATCAACGATAGGATTCAGTGCATGACTTATCCGCAACAAAAGCATAGAAACTTGTAAATAGAACTAATGTAGGTAACAAAACTTTTTGTCTTTGTGGAAAGAAAGCTAATCCCAAAATGATTAGACACAATATATACATGTACAAAAATTGTGTGTATTCAACTATAGCTCTTGTGTAACGGTTGAAACCTGGAGAACCTGGGTACGAAACAAAGATGGCATCGGTGTCATGTTTCTTGTCCAAAGGTCCAAAGTTTTTAAAGATTTTCTCTTCTTCGTCAACCTTTACAAATTCAGATTTTTGACAAACTGTGTTTATATTTGTTTGATCATCTTCACACTTTTCAGCCAATGCTTCATCTATGACACTCTTGAGTTCTTTAGCGTAACCCATGTAAAGACCCGAGTTGGCGGTAGATTTTTCACCACACTTTCCAAAAATCAAGTGTGTGAGAGGTTTGCCAGGGACTTCTGGATCCCTTGACACGAGAACCTTACAATTACATTCCTTGAAAAGTTCAACAACTTCATGTGGATTTTTATTGATCTTTGTGTCAAATCCATCAAGGAAAATAACAATGTCATCGTCATTCTTAGTTTCAAGATGTTTTGACATCGCCTTGTACTTATCACTGAACCCGTTCCACTTGGTTTCCCAACCCAACACAGTCACTGGAACACCAAACTCATTATTGACAAGCTCTTCAAACATACCCTGAGACTTGTTCGCGTATGTCACAATTTCCAGAGACATATATTATTATCTTAGAAATAATTAAGAATGTTTATAGTTATCTTACTATTCACATTATGGTTTTTTCGTTATGCAAGACGCTGTCCTTGTGACGAAAAAACTACAGATTGTTACAGAACAGAATTCTATGGCTTCCAGTATGGTCATTTCTTCCTTTACACACTTTTGGGTGCCATGTACCCCAAACAATTTTGGTTTTGGATAACTCTGGGTATCGTTTGGGAAATATTTGAGTACTGGCTTTCACAGAGAATGGACATCGTGAGACAGTTGGGTGGTTGCCTTTCTCCATCGGATGAAGAAACACCTCTTTGGTATCGTAAAGTTTATGGAGGACAAACAAAACACGAAAATTTTATAGATCAGTTTTTTGGTATTAAAAATTCATCTGAACACACATGGCACTACTCAATTGGCGAGAACCTGACAAATGTGGTTGGTTTTTTATTGGGTCAAATGATACATAAAAAGTTGGTGCGTATGTAACCCAAAGATGAACATTGGCATCCTTACCGCTGGTGGTGTGTGCCCGGGTGTGAATACTCTCATTCGGTCAATCACTCTTCGTGAAAAGAATCAAGGCAACCATGTCCATGGTTTCTCGGACGGTTTTCGGGGTCTCAATCAAAATTTGAAGACATATTTTGATCAAGAACATATTGATGAAGGACCTGGATCAATCCTGAAAACATCATATGACTTTGTTGATGTTGATAGAGCTGTCAAAAATATTGGAGGTCTTGACCGTCTCTATTGTATCTGTGGAAATGAGTCTATGAAGTCTGCCAGAGACTTAGCCCTTGATGATCGCGTAGATACAAACATCATAGGTATCGCTAAGACTGTATTCAATGATATGCCAGGTCTTGAATCCCTTGGTTTTCAGACAGCAGTTCAGGAACTTGCTCGCTACATTGATTGTGCGTACATTGAGGCAATTTCAACGAATTCAATTGTGTTCTTGGAAGTACCAGGTAGAGGAAATAGTGACTTGGCAACTCATGCGGGTCTGGCGAGGAACTCCAAGATCACTAATGTCATTACACCACAAACAAAGGCAGACTACAGATCAGCAATTGAGTACAGCTATGCCAATAGGGGCTACGCGGTTGTTGTCATTTCTGAAGTGTGTGACTATGAACACCTACTCACAAGTATGTCAGTGAAGCCCAAAGTCATTACACCTGGCTATCTCATCAGAGATGTTGAACCATGTGTCTACGATTCAATCTTAGCCGAAAGGATGGTTCGGGAAGCCTTTGAGTACGCTCAAGAGAACAGAGATTTTATCAAGGGTGCGACAAATATTGTGCCCTTCAAGGATTATCTTCGCTTAGTTTAAGGTGCGAATGTTTTCACATTTGTACAAGGATCCCAAATTTGTGGGAGCCACAACCTCACCACCTAATACGGTGACGGTTATAATGGAAGATGGGATAGAATACTATAATACTTCTAATATTATCTTCCGTTCAGAAGCTACAATTGATAAACAGATGAAAGAAGTTAAAGGTACGGTGCGTGGTAAAGAAAAGATAACCCAGCTCTTCGTAGAGCCTACAGTAAAACAGAAGGGTCGTTTTACGGTTACACAGTATGAACTGTGAAGGCTCCTATAGCTCAGTTGGTTAGAGCGCGGTGCTTATACATAAGTATATTTAGGCGGGGTCATTCCCGTAAGGGCACGCCGAGGTCATGGGTTCGAGACCCATTGGGAGCAGTTTTACCTTTTAGATGTGTTATCCCACATGTAAAAGATAAATATCAGTAGATAATAGGTATGAGGTACGGGTCTTTGGCTCGCAAAATGTTCAAGGTACGTTGGGGTCTTCATGGTAATGGTCTCGTTGAAGATCATCACATTATACCCAAACAATTCAAGAAGCATCCCGTGGTTGTGAGAGCCAAGTATGACATAAATGCGAGTAAGAATCTCGTTATGTTACCAACGCGCCTTGGTAAGTTTGTACTCCGTGTGAGAGAAGACCGCCTCATTCATGCGGGAAAACACACGGGCTACAATAGGTATGTAGGAAGAATGTTAGATTCTATGAAATCTACAGATGACTTTACAAAATTTACGGATTTTTTACGAACCGCGTGTCGTCACAGACCCCAAGATATACCTTGGTCTTAATATCCCCATTTAACATCATCAGGTGTCGCAGATGGGTGATTTCTTGAAAAGAATTGGGGACGTCCGTGATCACTATGACCAATTGTACTGTTGTGGGTACGATCAATTTTCATGTACCGACGCATATCTTTGTAATAAACTCTCGCACCTTTAGCGATGAGATCTTCGTGTTTCATATCAATGTGATTATCCATTGGTAAAAAGTATTTGGTGTATCTCTTCATATTTTGAACATTTATCAAATAACATTTAGTACTTGAAATCCATTTTACCTTTTCAAGTTTGCCATCTTGTTTATCTGGCAACCTTGACAAACAATGGAAAAAGCACATTTCAAACTCATCACCCCTCTCATCAATAATTTTTTGTATTTCGTCATAGAGCTTATCGGATTTTATAATGACATTATCTTCAAAAATCACCGCGTACCGAAGACCTTGATCAAAACACCTTTTGTAAAAATCCATGTGACCCATGAAGCAACCAATCGCACCAAGATTGAAGTAAGTGATATCAGGTCTTTTGACATCGGAGTTATAGTGCATTTCTAAAGCTTTTTCAAAATACTCTCCATCAATTTGATTTTCAAACTTTCTTGCGACTTTAACATCTCGTGTATCTGGTCCATAAATAATTTCTATTGGTACTTCTGGATTATGGTTACTCATAAACCGCCGCATCCTCGCTTCTTCCTTTGGTAGAGTGAGAAGAAAACACTTATAACTGTAACCTTCCTGTCGCAATCGTCTGATAGTTCTTAAAATGATGGCGATCAAGAGAAGAATCAAAATGGTCCAAATCATACCTACTTAAACATTAGAAAATAATATCTTATAAGTATGAACCTCATAGATATTTCTGGGCTTGTCAGTTCAATACTGATATGTCTTATGTTTATTCCAGAGATTGTACATGTCTATAAACATAGGGACGCTAAAGCCATAAATTACGCTTTCTTACACTTAAACCTGATTGCGAGTGTGTTGGCTCTCATTTATTCCATACATTATAACATAATTCCCATGACAATCACAAATGTGTCCGCTGGATTATTTTCATTAATACTATATCAATTTAAATATGTAAATGAGCTTAAAGAAGAAACTCATAGTATTGATGAAGCTTCTGTAGTGTAGTGGTCATCACTTTGGACTTTGAATCCAACAACCCAGGTTCGATCCCTGGTGGAAGCTTTCACCCAGCCTTAGCTCAGTTGGAAGAGCAACTGACTGTAGTGTGCGTTATTTTACACTATTTATATTCACTGTTATCAGTGGGTCACTGGTTCGAATCCAGTAGGCTGGATCTCTCGTAACTCAGCTGGTTAGAGTGTTCGACTGTTAATCGAGAAGTCATCGGTTCGATCCCGATCGAGAGAGTTTTTTGCATCTATGGCCAAGTGGTAAGGCGTCTCTTTAGTAAGGAGAAGATCGTGCGTTCGAACCGCACTAGATGCACAACGGGGTGGCGCAGTGGTTTAGTGTGTCGGGCTCATAACCCGAAAGTCAGATTTCCCGTTATTTTTAGAATCTCACAAGATTGTAAAAATAACTTTAGACTTCCTCGTATATTGTATCTTGAATATTAATTGGTGGAGCATCAAGTAGTTCAACTTCAACTTTATTTTCAGATTGTGTGGGTCTGACTTGTACTACACGACACTCCCTAGCACTCAGAATGTTCTGGGGTACAACAACAATAGGTTTGCACAAAAGAAGATACATTTAATATCTCATATCATTTAAATGAACCTCAAAGAACTCAAAAATCACTGGCAAGTAATCCGAGAAGAGCTTGATAAACTTCCAGATACATTCATTTCTGAAAAACCAAGACCAACTGGTGAATGGGAAGGTTCTGAAATCTTAAAAGAAATTGTATCGGAATATACATCTGGAAAGTGTGGTTGGCTCAAAGGTGGTCAAACGCACGTTCAGGACAAATGGATTAGTTGGCCTTTATTTTGGGAAGGTAAACCCGTTTTAGGAAACTGTTTGAAATGTCCTAAAACATTTGAATTACTTTCTCAAATAAAAGGTATTCATATAGGTGGATTTGCTCTCATGAAAGGTAATGTAAAATTAAAACAACACACAGATCCAGTTGGACCTAAATATAGATTTACTTATCACCTGGGTATTAAATGCCCAGACAATTGTTATTTACATCACTACACATTGGGTGATGTTAAGGAAGAAGATGGAAAACATGTCATAATGAATGCGAGATATCCACATTGGGCTGAAAATGGTTCCGAAGAAGATCGTGTAATTCTTTACATTGAATATTATGCTTCATAAATTTTGTGTTGTCCAAAATGATTTCTTTGAGCCATCAAAAAGTTCATTGAGGTTCGTCTTTGACGTTTGAAATCAAATTGGTTCACAGCAGCTTGTACTGCTGGACACGGAATGTGGGACATCGCACAATGCATAACAAATGTACGTGCGTCATTGGCAGTTTCTTCCATGACTTCATACAAATCAGTGCCCACCATAGGACATTCAATGATTGTACCCTTTGACCAAGCTTTTTGAATACGATTTTTCTTGATATTTCTTGTACCCATGAGATCATACCCTTCAACGAGAGAACTCGCAAAGACAAAACGAAGTGTGTTCAAAGCCACAAGTCTATCATAAAAGATATTCGTCTTTTGTGTTGTTTCCAGACACTTTGTATATGAACTGGTCATGCGAGCGGTCAGAGCTGAATTGATCATTGGCGTTGGAATATCATATTCCAAACCAACTTGCGCACACCATCGCCCTGTTTCATTCATTTGAGCAATATCCGAGATCTTATGGATTTCATACTTCTTGAGAACATCAATGGCAGAGTTTGTAAGAAATCCATCAATGTCACTACCATAGGCATCATTCATGATGTCCAACATAGCTTGTTGATCTTGATTACAGTACGAATAGACATCAGCCATACCTTGAAGCATACCGTACTCCACACCATTATGAACCATCTTTGTGTAATGACCATGACCAAAGTCATTACCCATGTATGTCACATTTTTACAAAAGACTTCAAGGAAGTCCTTATTGTTTTCGTATGCTCGTCTCGTACAACCAAGCATCAATGATGGACCATGGAGCGCACCTTTGGCGCCACCAGAGAGACCAGCGCCAATGTAGCGAACACCCCGAGCGGCGAGGTACGCACCACGAGTTCTTGATGTTCTATAGTACTCATTGGAACAGTCAATGACGGTATCAAGTGGGTCAAGTGTCTTCAACATATGCTTGATGACATAGTCACTCGTTTCACCAGATGGAAGAGTTGTAATGATTGTTCTTGGTTTTTCCATACTTGCCAACATTCCACAAACATTAGTGTGACCACGGATACCCAAACCTTTCTTCATAAGTTCATCAACCTTTTCAGAAGTTCTGTTATAGACATGAATATCCGTTTTTCTTTGAATGTTGAGGGCTAAGTTTTGCCCGATAGCGCCAAGTCCAATGAGACCGTAAGAAGACATCTTTTCTCTACAGTCTTATACTTCTATAACTTTATCTGTGTTTCGTTTCCAACCTCGCATGCTTATCTCGTTTGGCTCACACCATGGATAAACATCTTCACCAATGAAATTGATGGCTTCCATACCAGATTCAATGCATTCATTACAGGTATCAATGCTGTCGTCAATGATGAGACCAATGTTGAGGGCGCGACAGATATCAACCTTTTTAATTTCATTTTCAGTGAAACTATTTGTGAGAATCACATCATCAAAAATACCCGGAAAATAGCGGTCAAGCCAGAGTTCAGTTGTCTCGCGGACAGCATCTTGACGACCAGTGACTATGTACATCTTGTCAAAGATACGGCGATAGTTTTGCATGGATGGTTGAGAACCATTGATTGGTTTGAGGTAGAGGAAGTCTTTGGAACGATAGAACTTGTGAAGGATTTCTTGGGATTGTTCTTCTGTGCAATTGAAAATTTCTCTGTATAGGTATTTGTATTTTGGTTTTGTTGGTAATGCAACACCTCGCCATTTGGCCATAGGTTCAAGTAGATTTACGAGTACTTCGTCCATGTCAATTGCGATCCTGGTGTTCATTTATTTTTACAAAGATTATTCATAGTCCCTAATTGCTACACCTACTGGAAAACGGGGTACACCAAGTGCTGTCAGGTTTTGGAAACGAACTGTGAGTTGCTTACCGATGTATTGATCTCTCTGACTGTAGTATCTCTCCCTCTCCTTGATAGTACCTTCGGGTTTTACGGTAAATTCATGACCAGTTGCCGTCTTACACACCCACACGACGGCATCGGCGTCCCTTCCGTGACCCGTTTTAGCACCCACAATTTCATACTCTTCGGTTTGGAACTCCTTAAACTTGAGAAGGTAGTTACTTCTCTTCCCAATCTCATAGGTACTTGTAGCTTCTCGGATCATGATACCTTCGTGACCCTGTTCAACAAACTGTTGGTGATACTTGGACATCTGAGACTTCTTTGGAACGAGAAAGGTATCCACAACAGTTGGGGTCTTGTCCTTGAGTATCCTTTGTCTTTCCGCAAATGGAAGATCTGGTCTCTTTGTATCAAAGTAGTCAAATCCATGGAACTCCAAACTCTTTGGATCCACCTTGAAGGCACTCGTAAGATCCTCAAAGGTCATACCAGGTGCGTAGCACTCTCCGTCTAACCATTCAGTGTCTCCCAACTTTTCTGCCAAGTGTTCAACTCCCGTGACAGGCTTACCAGTTCGTGAGAAGCACCCACCCTTTGACACAAGAAGACGCACACCATCCAATTTGGGTTGAACATAAAAAGGTTCAGAGATGTACTTTTCACGATCTTCCCACTTGTTGGCTAACATGGGCAACACTTGATCAATCTTAATCTTTTCATTGTTCCACATAGTTTGAGCGCGAGCCAAAGCTTTCTCATAACCAGTCTTCACATTGGTCCGTGAAACAATAGCCTTGTCACTTCCAACAACTCCAGTTGTCTTTACTATGTCAGCAGTGCCATCTCCAAGGTCTTCTACATGAATGTCTGTAAATCTTTGTTGTCCATTTTTGCTTTCGCGGATAAGGCGTTCCATTATACTTTTATTTAATTTCTCAACTTTAAATAGATGTCTTCACTTCCAGTTGTAAATTATGGTAGAATGGAGCGACTTAGGCCACCGGAGCGCACAAGTATTCCTATTAATTTAAACACTATATGTATTATTATAATTATTATATGTATTTTGGGAATGTATAATCGCGCGGTTACTATTAGTCAATCGCGTGAGCAATCTTATACTTTAGACACTTTGATGCCGGCAAAAAGAGATCCTTCTTCATGAGTTTCTTGAACTTCTTTTCTGGAATATCAGTCTTAGTCATGTACATCTTCTTGAGAGCTTCCATAAACTTGTCACAACTCTTCATCTCATTCTTGAGATCTTGATACTTACCCCAGAAGTCTGTGGACAGTTGGTGAATCAAAAGGTAGGCATTCTCACCCATGCGACGTTCTGATCCACCCAAAAACATGAAAGTAGCCGCGGAGCAACAAGCACCTTGAGCAATGGTCACGACCTTGACACGAGACTTTTCAAGAACATTCTTGAGTGTGAAGCCCGAAAACATGTCTCCACCTTCACTCATGATGTGAATACGAATCTCTGGTTCATAACCAATGAGGTCGGCCTTTTGCTTAAGAAGGTGTGTCTCCAACTTTCGGAAACTTTCAACAAACTCAAGGGTATTTTCGGGAGTAATTTCTCCATAGAAATGAATTTCATTCCCGATAGTCTTAGTAACTTCTTCTTCTTCCCCAAGAACCTTTGGACCTTTATTTTCCAAAGCTCCTCCCAAAATTGTTTCAAAGATCTTTTCAACTTCTTTCTGCGATGGCATTTTTCAATGCTTTCTTTACTCTCGTAACGTCTCTTTGTTTTAACTTACTTGCGATCGCGAGATGATTCATGACATCAAAGTCTTGTGGGGTTAAACCATATTCTAACATTGGTTCTATGTTTCCATTTTCAGCATACTTTTTTAAAACACAGAGATCTTCAATACAAAGATTGAATCCACTTCTTTTTTGGATGTCCCTATATTTTTGATTTCTCATTTTGTAGTTACCATATTTTGTCCAGCAACTACCAGGTCTAATTTTGTCTCTAACAAGTAGCCTACCCATGTGATGTTTTGGTATGGTAAGTGAATGTAAAACAAAATATGGCATTACACTCCAATCACCGTTTTGGTACATAAACGAATCATATACATCAGCTGTTGAAAATGACATTGAAGTGGATTCCATATTTACACCCGGTGAATCTATATAGTTTTCCTGAAATATATCCCAGATGTGCCCATGTTCATTTATAGAACTGTGTATAACATTTGGACCTGGTTCAGATAATATATCATGTACAAACTCTTTCGGTGTTTTAAAAACATCTTTTTCATCGTAACCTTCTAGGTATGTAAAAAAGTCACGAATATTACCACCACATCTTATTGCCGCACCTTCAACTTCTCTACTTCTGTCTTCGGTAAGTGTTAATATCTTTTCTGGTTTGTGCTTTGGTATAAATATCGTTTCAAAATTTGGAAACATACACATATTCATAGATGTGACAACAAGAGAACCTCTTGTGAGACGCTCACCGTCCGACACACGTTCCACAACACTTTTGAATTCTGAATCATAATCTTCTATGAACGCATGCTTCGCAGCACCTTTTATGAATGTCAAGAATGGAGATTTACTTTTTGTATGTTCCTTTTGTATCTCAATACTATTGGATTCATTTAGGACTGACTCTAATATATAAGTTTTTCCAACACCTGTGGCTCCACAAATAAACACGTTCTTTCGCTCACGAAGATACTTCTTCAAAAGTTCAATTTGTTGTGTGTGGAGCGTAGCAACAGGAGGCTCTTTTTTTTGTTCAACTATTTTAATGAAGGAATCCATTGATGACCTTACTAATCAAGCCATAGATTTAGTGCTTGAGAATGACGCACTACATGAACGTATCGTAAAACCTTTAAAAAGGAAAATTTTACCATATGTTGCTTGTACTGTTTTAACTAATGTCGGAATGTTTATTCTTCTTGTGTACCTTGCTCGACGTCTATCGGTTCTTCAGAGACCACTGATGTGAGTTCTTCCTCTTCATCCAACTCAGACTGCATCTCTTCAAGGATCTTAGTTCTCTCGTTGTATTCGTCTTTTGACTTTACGAGATCGCCGATTGCACCAAGAGGACCTTGTTTTGTTACTTCACCTATGACACTTGAACCCTTTCTTGATGGGATATTTGTGAAACCTGGCAATCTCAACTTTGGAATTGCTCTGACATCTAGGATTTCTGGTTTTGTGAAAATGTTGTCAAGTGGATATTCCTTTTCAAACTCTACCAAAATAACCGCAGGAACTGTTGGTGATTGTTCAATGAGACGATCATATTCAGTCTTACAGTTATTGACAAAGTCCAAACCATCTTGATTACGCTCTTCACGGGCTAAGGCTAAGGTAAGTCTAATATTTCTAGAGAGGAGACCATATGAGAGAGCCGCCGCCTTGTGGTTCTCCATCAACTCATTGATCTTCAGGAATTGCATAATTGTCGCAATGAGACCAGCAATAAGGTTGAGACCACCAATCACAGATGGAACCATACCTCTCACAGATTCTGGAAATTGTTCTTGTGCAAAGTTAGCGGTACCAGTCAAAGTTGATAGCACAATGACAGGCAAAGTAAAACGCATACTCAATTTTTTGTACATAAGGAACGCCCTGTGGTGCATGTACCTGTAGCACCCAGACGCCTCACCCCATTGTCTCAATATAGTTTCATGTTGCTCGTTCCAACTGTCACGTCGGTGCTCGAGCTCTTTTTGTTTGATGATTTGATCGTCAAAAATTTCTTCGCTCATGTTATAATAGATGAACATAATATTCTGGATTCATCTTATTTTCCTCATCATGATTTTGGTGGTTCCCTTTACAAATGACCGTCGTAACCTAGAGTTCTACTCCATACTTATTCCATTCTTGTTCTATCATTGGTCTGTCAATGATGATACCTGTGCTTTGACACAGGCGGAAATGTATGTCACGGGGCAACAGAAGGAAGAAACTTTTATGCACAGAGTGGTTTCTCCAATCTACAAGATGGAAGATAATGACGTAAATAACCTTACAAAAACGGTATTTTTTGCTTTGTGGGCTTTGGTCCAATATCGTCTCGGACGCTTTGACATGTTCATTGATGACCTAAGATTGTTGATGTCTGGTAAAACTCCAAAGTAAAGATGAAATCCTGGCGTGAAGAAGAACTGGAGAGACTCAAGAAAGAGTACGCCTTCTACAAGGGTACAGACATTAAAGATAAACTAACTGGTGGTCTAAGATCAAAGACTTTAAAATTGATCATAGACTATCATGAACGCATGCTCGGTATAAAGTTTTGGGACGATGATATGTTAGAAATAATCCATGGACGAAACAATTCGTGATCTCAAGCAACAAATTCAAACCCTCGAGCAATCGAAGGAATATCATCATGAAAAATATTTGGGTAACATTAGCATTATTGATGAAAAGACGGATAGAATTGAAAAACAAATTGAACGAACAAAGTCCGCGGTGAAGAGAGATCTCCTTAAGAGACATCTTGATTGGTTTGAAAATGAAATTGTGAAGATGGATGAAGCAATTGATGTTATCACTGAAAAAATTGATTCAGAAATTGAAAGACTTCAAGAAGTGATAAAATCAGTTGAGAAGAGAAAGGAACAGGAAAAGAATTCTTTTGAATACAATATTGAAAAAATTAGAAATTGTTGTAAGAATCGTAGTGCGGCTACGATGTTTGAAGCTTTGGAGTCGGTGGCGAATGCCCTGGAAATTATTAGAGCCGAGAACCAGTGAATCTAAACCGATCAAAAAAATGAACTGACACATTGAAGTTGTAATAAATTATCATACAAAGTGCGTCAGCAATATCGTGTTTCCTTTCGTAAGGTATTTCTCCAGAAATATGCTTACTCGCAATAGAAATTGTTCTCTCCTTGCGCTGTTCATAGTTTAGATGCCTAATACCAAAATGTGTATGCATGCTCACAGGTGAAACCAAAACGACTTTATCTTTGAACATGTAATTTAGAAGTACTTCTATGTTTGTGAGACCACCTGGTGGCTGTCTTTCTATAAGTATTACATCTGCGGCTCCGAAAATAAATTGATGATCTTCCGCAAATAAAGGAACTAGGTCTACAATGTCATTACTTTGGATGTATTTGTAGTCTTCGAGACTTACTTTCTTTATATACTCCACATCAATTTTAGGACCATTCCCACACTCAGCTAGAACTATACCCATATTGTGATACCCAATGTCTATGGCGAGTACCTTCATGTCTTTATGTAAATAATAATCCTTAACTAATATAATGAAGATAAAGAACAAGGCCAAGAATCAAATCTTGATGTCAGCCGTTGTTGTACTTGCTCTTGTTTTGAGTTACATGTGGTTCAATCCCAAAGTTGTTGAAGTTCCAGTGGAAGTACCCGTGATGCCAGTACCACCACGTATTGAGTTGGAACAGCGCGAACCCAGACGCGAACCAGAATTCCGTGGAGCACCAATTAAACAGTACAAACCTGGGTACATGCAACAAATGGGTGTCATTACAGGTAATGGAGAGACCTTACCACTCTATGGTAAGGAAGTCAGAGGACGCCGCGATCGCTACCACTACTACACAACAACTGGTGGTGAAAACCTCTACTCCTTACCAATTAGTCACAACGCGCGAGATTGTATGGAGGATATTGGGTGCGAAGAATTATATGGGAATGAAACAGTTTCAGTAACTGGTAAAACTGGTTCATACGCAGTGAATTTGTACAGAACGGATGACTTTTTTTAAGCTTATTATTCTTTTGGTGTAAGTGCTTCGATACGCTTTTTGGTATCATTAGCAAGTGTTACAGATGATGAACAACTACACACACAACAGACAAGCATCATTATGAGAAATGGAGGACTTTTAATTGGTATCTTCATCATGGATCTAGTTGTCATAAATGTCATCAAAGTACAACATATGAGAGATGCGAGTTGTGTGAGTCCCATTGGACCACCGTCATTCGCCTTCTTGAAACCAACTATAGCTAATAAAGGGTATATGAAAGGCAGCATATTTACTATAAACTAACAAAAATTATTTCGCAAGCTCATGATCATATCAACCTCCCTTCCCTGAAGTCCTGGATTTCTTGAGAGTCTCGCCTTGAGTCTCAAGAGTTCCAAAGTCGTATCGTCATCTAAATTTTTAAAAAAGTCGCGCAATTCATCTATACTTCTGAGACCTTTTGCGTCTTTTTCGGCCTGAACATATGGCCAGGTCTGTCTTCGTAACGCAGCAACCTCTTCTTCAAGTTGCCTGATACGCGGCATAAGTACTTGGGTAATTAGAGCCCTTGTTTCCATTTACTTAAAAATGTCTGTCATCTTTAAGATATGCTACGATATGCCGCTCTAAATCATGAACTGAAAAATGTAATAGGAAATATTTATCGCTCGGGTTCCAGAGTAATTTTAGACTACGCCAGAGAGAACTGTCATCCCAATGATGTTCAGTATGTGAGTGATGTAAATATGAAGATGATTCCAACTGTCCCCAGGTCAATGGTTGCGTTAAAAATGACATCTTTTGGGTCCAAGTCGTCACCATATATGGCAGAATCGCATATTAAAAAGATAATACAGCATTCTATTAACAATCGTGTTCAAGTTTGTATAGATGCCGAAGAAGTACTTTACACCAAAATATGTACAGATCTCATGATTCAGTACAATCAGTATGAACCACATGTGTTCAAGACATATCAAATGTATCGCCGAGACGCACTCAAAGAACTTGAAATGGATATCATTCAATTTGAGAGAGCTGGTATCCAACTTGGTGCGAAGCTGGTGAGAGGTGCCTACCTTGGAAAACAGTTGGGACTTCCTACCAAATAAACCTGAAGTTGATAAATCTTTTAGAAGAGGTCTTGAAATGACATTGGGTGCTTCGCAAAATATCCACACTCTTTTGGCGACCCACAATTCTGAAGATATTAAGTTTGCCCGAACTTGTCTCCACAATAGATACAAAGTTGCTCAGCTTTTGGGTATGGCGAATGACTTTCCAGATTATGTGTATGTGCCATTTGGCTCCTTAAGTGAGCTTACTCCGTACTTATTCAGAAGATTTGTGGAACGACTTAAATGGTCTTAAAAATATCTTCCTGATAGATATTTAATGGTGAGGACACTCAAGAGGTTTGGGTATTGGTCACCACCACCTCTACCACCTATGAGACGCAAATATGGTATTGTCGCGGCTTGTCGAAGCGACGAAATTAACTATGAAATGAAGAAGAGTGAAATCACACGAATCGCTCTTCAGCATATGTATGAAGCACCGTCATTGAAGGAACAAAAACAAATCACCACAAGACAGATGCGTCTCAAGATGATTCTACATGAAGCACTTGATCTTGCGCACTCAATCTGCGAACATCAAGATGCCCAGGAATGTATGTGGGCTTGGGAAATGGTTGATGAAATTGATGACGCCGCTACCCGAGCAGGTGTCCGCTACTATTAATTTCCCAACTTATATTAAATGGAGTACGAAAAACTCAAAGAAAAGGTCAAGAAGCTTGGCTTCAGGGTGACCAAAGATGTCAAAGGTAAGCGGGTCAAACTCACAAAGAAGGAACTCATGGCAAAGTTGCCAAAGAAGACAAAGGGTGAGCCAAGTCTTGGAAAACCAAGCTAAGAGTGCCAAGAAGTTCATCAAAGTGTGTAAAATGGTCCTCAAGGAGGCTGAACCCACACAACCAAGGGCGCCACGACAAGCTGCCCGCGTGTCACCAAGAAGGGTTGCACCTCCACCTCCACCGAGACCTATGAGTCTCAACCCACGAGCCGCCCTTATGGCGGATCTCAAGGCTGACCTAAAGAAGCGGGGTCTGGCTAATAATTAGTTTGGTAAAACTTCCATACTTTTAAATTCTGTACACTTAACTGTACTCGGACCTTTAATAAAAACTTCTTTATCATCTGTACTCAACGCCTTTACTGCAAAGTCGTCGGGAACGCGCACGGATTTAAAACTATCACCTATTAAAGATGGAGCTACATCTATAAGTCTGTGTTTTCCTTTGTAGTCACACTCTTCATAATAATGAACACCTGGAGCACTTGGATCTATCACGGGTTCTGGTTCTGGACTTCTGGTTAGAATAAATGCCAAACCAGAAAACAGTAGTATCACTAAAACCAAAATTATGATTCCCAAAGTCTTCATTATTATTTAACGAGAAAATTACTTAATCCTTCTTACCAACTATGTTTTTTATTTCCAACCCACACGGTATAATTGTTGGTCCTTTATAATTATACTGTGGTCCAGTTCCATCAATATTTCTGTAAGTTGTAATTTTAGTTCCTGGTGGTACAATGATTGACTTAACTGGGGTATAATCATCGGTGACTAATGTGAAATTTCCATTCTTAACATCGCCTTCAAATTTATCACCTTTAAAATTACATTTTGTGTATCCATAAAAGACACCATCTTCCATCAACTTTTTGGCATTATTTATGATAAGTGTTGGTCTGAATCTCATATACAAAATACCTGAAGCTGACAACAAAACACAAAGTAGAATTGCTACCAAAATGTAAGTGAACATCTTTACACTTCCTGATATTACCTCACATAATAATTAAGCTTTGTAGAACCTCAAACCTTTGATAGGTTTATCAAGACATCTAATATTTTTTGGACCAGTGTATGTTATCATGGCACCTTCGAGATCGGTAGTATGGTATGCGTCAACTTTATATCCACCTGTGAGTACAAATGATTTAAATCCATTTTTCATTGAAATTGAAGTTTCATCTTCTTCTGTTTTTGGAAGTCTTTCACCTGTTACTTGAATCATATTTTCACCCGAATAATTACACTCAAAAAACAGGTGAAGACCTTCTGTACCCTCATAAAGCTTTTCCTTTTCAGTTATTTTATTTCTATCGTATGCGACATATCCACCACCAATAATGGAAGATAGGCAGCATAGTCCTAAAACAATCGCAGCCATTTTACTATATTAAACGAATTTAATTCCAAACCTTTTTGTCATGAACCTTTGTACTTCTGGAATTGTTGGTTGACTCCAAAGATACCATCGTGACCAGAAACCAGCTCCGTCAATACCAGATAACTTCCAATCTTCTTTGTCACTCACATCAACATCCAACATCATTTTTTGTATCTTTTTAGGGTCTCGCTCAGCAATTGTACGCTTAGGGACTCTTCCCGCGTGTCTGAGAACATAGGACCGCATTCGCGAAGGATTCTTGTGTTTGGTGTAGTCGGAATACCCACTGGCACCAAAGTCAACAGTCCTGCCGTCACCGAGGATTGCCCTGAACTTCTTTTTACGATCGGGGCTACGAACGATTTTGACATGCATTACTTCTTACAATTTACTACTAATTTATTTTTGGCAGGCGGTGCAGTAACCTTCCTTCTTCGCTTGTGGAAGGAAGAAGAGGCGCTCATCACCACGCTTGACGCGGTACATGTGGTCGTACATGTGGAGGAGACCAATGGCCAAAGCCGCGGTGGACACAACAGCCTTGTTCATCTTACGCACAGACCACGCGTACGCCAAGATCATCGCGAGGATGGTCAATTGGACGAGGGTCATCGCTGGGAGAAGTGGAAGCTTGAAACGCTGATCCAATTCTTGGACTTCTTCAGTGGGTTCTGGGGCATACTTTTCCATTCGCTTGCCGTAACCTGGCATTTTTATTTTATACAGAGAAATTAATGTGGCGTGTCCTGCTATTGCCAGTGGTGCTTGTACTCCATGATTTTCTAAAGTCGCCAATAGACACCCTCTACTTTCAGAACCCTCTGAGACCTCTCGTAGGTATCAGGAACACTCTGATAGATATGATGTATCATAAAATGGATTATGATGTTTATGACTATACCAATCTTTGGTTTGTCAAAGCGAATTACAATAAGATTTTACATGAATTTGAGAAAGGAGTTAGTACAGCCAGGAAGCGCTACTTTCACAAACTTGATCCATGGTTCAAGAAGAATGAACATTATTACTACTACAAGGTGAAGGACTTTCCAGAAGTTCAAAAGATTATTGAACAAATTCCATGTATTGACAAAGAAACCGCAAAGTTTGCCGTGATGGACAGACCAATGTCAATTCCAGCACATCGTGCCGAAAGTAATTTAATGTTGAGATATCACCTCACAATTAAGAGCGGCAAAGATTGCGTCCTCTACACAGAGTATGATAGACATGTTCATAGACCTGGACAAGACTTCTTATTTGACCACTCTAGATTTCACCGTCTCGTCAAGCGCGGATTTCAAAAAAGAGTTGTTCTTATTTTGGATATCCATAGATTTTAAGTGCTTACGACAAACTGCTTTGTAACAATCTTTACCACCTATGAGTTCAAGATCATCATTTTGGACAATCCTTTTTGTGAATGGTCCAGGTGTTCCATTTTTACAATCCATACAAAGTGCTGAAAGTTTCACAACATCACTCGCCAATGGAATACAATCAATGACTTCTCCAAACTTTCGTTGCTTGTAATCCCCGTCAAGACCAGCTATGATCACAGATTTATTGAGAAAGAGGCACATTTCCACAAAGTCTTTGAGGTTTGTGAAGAACTGAGCTTCATCAACTGCCACAATATCGGCATCACAGAATTCCTGTTTAATGATGGAGTGTGATATATGATCAACTTTGAGACATGGGAACTCCACACCGTCGTGCGTTTTTAACATCTCCTCAGGGGAGCGTGTATCCTTCGAGGAGTTGATGACCACAATTTTCTTACCTATGATCCTGTAGCGCTTAAGTCTTCTGATAAGTTCAGAAGTTTTACCAGAAAACATATTTCCCATAATAATTGTCAGACCCATTCTCACCTTTCTCTAAAATAATCTCATATTTTTATAATGGTTGATATCCAAAGGTGTTACTACAATGGTCACCGAGGTTGGGTCTCAGCTAAGTCAGGAAGAGTGCGTTTTGGCAACAAGATATTTCCTAACATTCTTGCTGCCATTAAATACTTTGGTCATAAATAATTAGCATAGTACATTTTTAACATCACACCAGTAACAATCGCACCCGACACAAGTGTCACCAAACAACAATTACACCTTGTATTTGTTGGTACTTGATCTGGGTGTAGAGGTTCTTCCTTGTGCCAACCCATTGAAATAAATCTACATAATAATTAAGATGCCCCTGACAGACCAGGAGATTGCTAAGAAGGTTCGCGAATTGCGTAGAACTGAGGGTAAGATCTATGCTCCACTCAAATACTTTCGGGGTCTAAGAACTTTGAAAGCCGTGGAGACACGCTACAAGAAGATGCTCAAGAAGGACTACAAAGATTTCAAGACTGATGAGGGTGTGAAGACTCGTACCTCTTCATACACCCAAAAGTTCAGAAAGAAGTATGGGTCGGAAGTAAAGTCACTCCCAGAGATCGCAAAGGCTACAAAGATTCCATTGAAGACTCTTCAAACTGTGTATAACAGAGGTCTTGCTGCGTGGAGAACTGGGCATCGTCCAGGAGCTTCTCCGCAAGCATGGGGTTATGCCCGCGTTCATAGTTTTGTAATGAAGGGGAAGACGTACTACACAGCGGATAAAGATTTGAGATAATCTCGTCTAGTATATCCTCTAGTTGTAATTTGTATTTGCGCTCATCCCTTTTCCTAGGATTGTCCGTAGCAATTTTTCTAGATGGACTTTCCCTAAATTTTTCTGAATTGGGGTAGTCACTGGAAAGAGTACATAATATATACAACTTTGGTTTGTGTTCAAACGTCCATTCGTCTTGGTTCCATCTTTCACGAACTGTAGTTTTACAGCTTATCACAATGTAATCTTTTATGTACTTTCCTTTTATGGAATCTACTGAATTGGCACCAACTAGTATATCAAGTGTGTGAGCATGATTTTCAATCGTAGTCCCTGTTCCTATTATGATTCCATTTTTATCGATAGCTACCTGAGGGACAAATGGTATATCATTTATACGTAACTGGTTTTCAATTATAGATTCAAATCCCTTTCCACCTTTACATTTTTCACTTTGAAAAATACTTACAGATGTATTGAATAGTTGTAAAAGTTCTTGATCCAGTAAAGTGCACGAAGATAAGCTGTCACGTAACCTCTCGACAATAGATTTATTTTTTTCATTTATTCGATTGAGTTTCCACTTTTCAAGAGCTTCGTTCATCGTTACTATCCAATATATCCTTAACTTTATAACCGATCAACTCAGTGAATTTGGTTGGAATGGTATTTCCTAGATACCTCCACGTATTTTTCTTATCTTTCCTGTCTTCACTTAGGTAAAAATCATCATCAAATCCCTGTAATTTTTTAGCATCTTGTATCGTGAGACGATACACTTCTCCATCGACCATGTATCCATCCCAATTCTGTTTACTCGTGATAGGAGAACGAGCCCCTCCACAACGAATCGTATACGCGTGTTTCTTTTCGAAGTTTTTACCTAGATACTCTTTCATTGAAACATCCTTTTCGTAGTCTTTAAGGTCAAAAATATCTACATCATGTGTAATATCGTTTCTGACACAAACCATAAATATACGTTTTCTCATCTGTGGAAGTCCATAGTCCGAACATTTCAGGATTTTGTGATGAACTGTGTACCCCTGTTCTTCGATTTTCTCGCATATTATTTTAAACGTATTTCCCTTATCATGAGATTTCAAAGCAGATACATTTTCAAGAACGGCGACTTTGGGTTTAGCCGCTTCCATTAAACGTATAATATCCAAAAATAGTACACCCCTTTCATCATCGAACCCACCGTGTTTACCCGCATTTGAAAATGGCTGACACGGAAATCCAGCACACAACACATCATAGTGCGGAATGTCACTTGGATCTATATCATAGATATCCCCAACTGGTTTTATACCGTAATTTTTCTCATAAACATCATGAACGGTTTCGTCAATATCAGAAGCTAAAACACATTTCCAACCCATTTTATTGAAAGAATAATGAAAGGATCCAATACCACAGAAGAGATCTATGAATTTATACGTCATGTAAGATTATACACTTTACTTTTTAAGTGATGTCACCTAAAGATTTGCGCTAATACATATATAATGACCAATCGTATCTCTTGGAATGAATATTTCATGAAGACCGCAGAACTCGCTTCGGTCCGATCTCCATGTGATAGGCTCAATGTAGGATGCGTTCTTGTAAAGAACAATCGGCTCATAAGTATGGGCTACAACGGTTTCCTTGGTGGTTCCAAGCACACATCAATTGTGAGGGACGGTCACGAACAAGCAACAATTCACGCAGAAATCAATGCCGTCACTGACGCAGCCAAAAGAGGTGTCTCCATTGATGGCACCGAAGCCTATATTACACACTACCCTTGTCTAAATTGTTATAAGGCTCTTGCGAGTAGTGGAGTCAAGAAGATTCACTACAAAAATGATTACAAAAATAACCCACTTGTGGAAGAATTGGGGTACGAAATACCTATTGTTAAAACAGACGCCTAAGTCATCTGTCCCGCCCCAAAAAGACACACAAGACACAAACATGAACTCTCAATCTATTGCCACCTACATTGCCAACCTTGAAAAGGAGAACGCCGATCTCAAGAAGCGCCTTCAACAATGTGAAGAAGAAAAAGCCCTTCTTGAGTACGAAACTATGCTTCAATATGCGGAAGTAAGCGATGATGAATCCATTGCATCCACGGATAGTGATGATGACGACGAAGACTTCTTTGTTTCTTACAACACGGAACTCACAGATGCTTTTGACAAGCTTGCCTATGAAGAAGAAAATGAATTCAAGCAAGCCGTCTATGAAAAGGCTGCCAACACTATTTACCGCCTTGACTTCAAGGTGAAGTATGGCGAACAACTTACCCACCTACCAGGTATTGGTAAGGGTGTCATTAGAAAAGTTAATGAGTTCCTTGAAACTGGAGAGATCAAGAAGAATCAAACTTTTGATACCAATGAAAACATCGCTGATCAATTGGAAACACTCGCCGATATAGAAGAAGACTACCACAAGTCTTCCGCTTATCAGAACGCATCCGAAGCAATTCGCAAACTTACATTTGAAGTAACGAATGGTACCGAACTTTGGAAGGGACCCAACAAGGTCGCGGGTATTGGACGGGGTATCGCTAACAAGATTGATGAATACATTGTGACTGGAGAGATCGGGAAAATTTCTAAGCATATATCACAATAGATGATAGTTCCGCTATTCCTACTTTCATTGGTGACAAACATCCTCATTGGATACTACGTGTCTCACAGGAATGGCTCTGGTACAGGTGGTCCAATATATGATGTTGGATTTCATCTTCTTCCCAATTGGGAAAAGTTTGAACACCTTCCAGACTATCTTTTAGCGATTCCCGTACTTTTTCTCCTTTACCACTGGCCAAAATGGAATGCTGCGAAGAGAACCTCTTACCTGACATTCCTGACTCTCATGTATTTTGCGCGAGCTTTGTGTAACGCGGTCACTGTGATGCCTTACACAAAACGCGAGCCTTGCAAAATGAAACCTAGATTCGCTTTTTGTAATGATTATACATTCTCTGGTCACACAACACTCAATTTAGTAACTTCAAATTTTGTAGGTGCGCCACTTTGGCCCATCTGGCCAATGATTTCATCGGTCGTATCCGTCCTCACCCGAGATCATTACACTATTGATATCATGATCGCTTGGATTCTCTTCTTTGCTTTCAAGTGTAGAATCCCCGGAATCTAACATCATTCTTGAAACTTCTTCATAGACAACTGTGAGAAGAGCGAGTTTGTATGCTAAGAAACCAACGAGGGTGGCGCCGTAATCAAAATCAAAACCAAAGGGTGCATTATTCCACATTGTTTCAAATACAGCGGTAGCTACGGGCGCCAACAACTGTTTTTGAAATGGTGATTTTTCAATGTTATCAACATGGTTCTGAAGAAGACTTATGTAAGAGAGGGAACTCGCAACACCTAGTGCAGCGGATACACCTTCCGGGGCTCCTTGAGTGATGAAATAAGTTGATGTAAGTGCTGTACCATAGGCGAAAGTTGTTCGGTTAATTTTTCTTTTGAGTTTTTCGTAGTCGGATTTTGGCGGAACAATGGCATTATGAATAGTCCAGGCTACGCCCATTGATAATCATTTGCGCCAAACCTTTATAAAGATTACAAACTAGTCTAAAGTAGAAATGAGCCTTCGTGTTAAGAAACTTACCCAAGATGCTATTATTCCAACTCGCGGTTCTAGCGGTGCTGTTGGATACGATCTTTACAGCACTGATGAAGTTGTGGTCCCTCCGACACATCGCGCGTTGGTCGGGACAGGTGTAGCTATTGTTTTGCCACCGGGTGTCTATGGTCGTGTGGCTCCACGCTCCGGTCTTGCTGTGAAGCACGGTATTCAAGTTGGTGCGGGTGTTGTTGATCCGGACTATACGGGTGAAGTTAAGGTTGTCCTTTTCAACCATGGCGACAAGGACTTTGAAGTAAAGAAAGGTGATCGCATCGCACAACTTGTCCTCGAACGATGTGAAACACCACCAGTTGAAGAAGTTGGTGCCGTAGAAGAAACTGATAGAGGAGCTGGTGGTTTTGGATCAACTGGTGCCTAAGTCACCACTTTTACTATAAAAAGTAAGAAAAGCAAACGACCCCATGCTCGCCAGCCTCAGCCTCGAAACCTCTGAAGTCAACGATCTCAAAAAGATCGATTACACTGGTGGAAGTGTTGATCGTCTTGTTATACACGACCATGGGAGAGACTACTTGGAATTTTCTTCTGTAAGCTTCCAGGAATTGCGACGCAATATTTTTAAAGGTATTGAAACACCGGATTTGTTATCTGGTGTATTTTCTTCAATCACCGATAATACACCTCGCGAAGGTTCTTCATTCAGAAAACAAAAAGACTTCTGCGGTTGGATGTGCCCAGAAAACTATAAATACGACGATGGAGAGTGTCTCACCTTATATATTCGAAACAGCAGTGCAAATGATGTAATGCGGGAAATACTAATGGCGTTATCTGGACAATGTTGGTCCGAAAGATTATTCAAACTGGCGTGTTCTATAGAAATCACACTGGCTGACAGAAGTAAGCTCAAAATAGAAGTTTAGATCCTAAGTCACCTCTAGTCTTTTAATAAGTAAAGTAAAAACATGGATCGTCATCACCTACTGACCCTGTTGGATAAGATACAAGAAAAGTATGAAATCCAAGATGGAGAGTACAAAGAATTCGCGGAAGCCATTGGAGGCACAAAGAAACCCATTGAAATCAAAGAAGGGGACATTGTAAAAGTTAGTTATGATCAAGTTGAAGTGGATGTAGATTTCTGCGACGACGAGTTTTATCCAAAACTTACCGTGACAGAAAAATGCTCTCGCATTTGGAAAGTTATCGCCAATGAGAGCGCCTATCACGGGGGTGACATGCTTACATCCAGGTACTTAAACAGGGCTGACTATGCACTTGGACGCGATGAATAAAATTGTGAAAGACCACTCACAGGGTAATTTCACAATGATATCGATAAATTCGGATACTAATCGTAAATATTGTTTTCGTGTTTCGGAAATAGAAGTAATCAATTAAAACTTTTTGTAATTATCACAAAACCACATGTTCTCCTCGTTGGCATAAACAAAATACCCTTGCGCATAGTCATGAAAAGCTTGGCATGGTTGATATCCGCATAGGACCACAAAAGCCATCTTTCCCAGTAACCCGCGCGAAATTCGTCGTCCCAGTCTTCTTCTGTACTGGTATCAACGTGTAACATGCCTCGTTGTATCTCCTGTGGATCAGTTTCAATTCGCAACTCCTTTGGAATGATAGCACCCTTTCGAAGGAGATGCGCTCGCATGAGCTTTGGATTTCTGTGTTCAGTAAAGTCGGGAGATCCAAGTGTACCAAAATCAACAGCTCTTTTGTTTGGTAACATTACCCTGTACTTGTGGGTAACTGATGGACTGGGTTTGAGAACAACATGCATCGGGCGCATGTGTTTTACTATAGTAATAACTTTACTTTTTAACTTCGCGCTTGAGGATAACAAACTTGAGATCACCCTTCTTAACATTTTCTCTGGTGAGGGGATTTTTGAATAGAACCATATTTCCATTGGAGTTGATAGCCTTTGTCATAGACATACGAGCCAATTTACGGAAAGAATTTGGTGTGAGATAAAGTTTTTTGACCTTGACAGCCTTTTCACCAGATTTGAAATTATTAGTTGAAATTACATCTGTGGGAAGGTTCTTCACAGAAACCTTCTTCCATTGAATCTTCTTAGTCTTGTTATTTTCATTGGTATTCTTCTTCATTTGATTTTCATTTTTGATGTAGTTAGACGTACTTGGTCTATTTGTATTATTATTGAAACTGAGACGACGACGCGTGGAACTATTTTCATTAACTCTAAAGGTCATACGCGCTCTTCGCATACGTCTGAGATTGTTTGGGTCTATGACACGAGTTCTGATTTGACCGATGTTGTTTTCGTTGGTATTTGAGTTTGTGTAGGCATAGTTTCTGACCAACGCACGAGCACCATTATAGTTTCTACGATTGTACCTTCGAGCTGGTGAGGTGTTAAAAGTGGCACGCGCCCGTGGGCTTGCCCCTGGGCTACCAATCATAACGTCGTCGTTATTGTTCATCTTATAATTATTAAAGATTAAAAATGAAAATTATGAAATGGAGTTCGTGCATGTTATCGAAAATATTTTGCCATCACAATTATGTAAAAAGATTATAGATAGATTTAATCCGGATACACAAAAACACCAAGGAAAACTGGGACCTGGTATCACCAATTTTGATATTAAAAACTCAATGGATTTACATATAGCAAATAGAGAAGATTGGAGTGATATCACAGATGTCTTGGCAAAACATTTAGCTATGGGATTGCAAGAATACTTTAAATATATAGAAGGTCGGGTTCTTTATGATAAAAATTTAAATATATTGGGAAAGATATTTGGTGACAATATAAATTGTACGGGTTACCAAATTCAAAAATACGAAAAGGGTGGTAAATTTGAATGGCACACTGATGATGCTCACGATTCAAAAAGGCTTTTAGCTTTTATAATGTACCTTAACACCGTACCAGTAGAAAATGGTGGTTATACAGATTTTTTAAACGGTAAAAGTATTCAACCAAAAGAAGGTTCTATTTTATTTTTTCCAGCTACATGGAGTTATGTTCATCGCGGAGATGAGATTAAATCTGGTGAAAAGTACATTATCACAGGTTTTATTGTACAATCCAATTTAAAAATGTGCGACAAATCTTCTACATGAAGACCTACACATCATTTGATGGTATCAAAATTAAAGTGGGTGAGACTGCCAAAGAGAATGATGATCTGACAGTCTCAAGTTATCCGAATGAATGGTGGTTACATGTAGATGGTGGCCCTGGCGCGCACGTTGTCGTGTGTCACGAAGAAAATACACTTCCCAAAGAAACAAAAAGGGATGCGGCATTCTTGGCGGTACATCATAGCAAACCAGGTAACACAAAAATGGTTAGGGTCAATCTTGTACGAATTGATCAGGTAATGAAGGATGATCGTATAAAAAATCATGGTCAGGTGTACCTGGACGGTCAGGTCATGCAACTTAACATTTTCCCAAATAAGGAGAAGGAACGACTTGATAGACTCTTAAAAAATAGACACAATAACTAAGAAAGATGGACCACCAGGACTGGAACACGGTTATCATTCACGGTAAGGGAACACTTGGCAAACGAACTACAGTGAATGTTCCCCACCGCGAAGTCACAAAGGAGCAAAAGTTGGATAAGACCGAGTTGGGGACACACGAAAAGGTAAGCCTCTCCCTTGCCAAAACGATTCAACAAGCTCGTATTGGTAAAGGTTTCAAGACACAAAAAGACCTTGCTGTAGCCATCGGAGTTCCAGCAAGTGTCATCAATTCATATGAATGTGGAAAGGCTATTCCAGATAATCAAATTCTTCAAAAGTTGCGAAGAGTTTTGGGTGTCAAGTTGAAATAATATATTGGCACAAAGTAAATATGAATCCAGTTTTGAAACTTTTCAACTCAAAGAAAGACAGGGGCAACTCAACAGAACATTTGCCAAGGCTGGTAAGAAGCAAGATCAACTCAACAAGTTGTTCAACAAGCAAGCGGCAGCTTACAAGAAGGGTGACATAAAGACTGCCCAAAAACTTGGAGACAAGATTAACAAACTTTCTAAGGAAATCAAGAGTATCTGGAACAAGTCCAGAGCGTAAGTTATCCATATGTAATTTTTCTACTAACATACACGAGTATAATTGGAATTACAGGTCAAAATTGCAATTATAGTTAATGTTACAAACATACCTTATAATAGACTGACATAAAGATATGACGCGCGTGTAAGACAAAATGTCTCTCAAGAAGGCTGATGAATCACTTTCTCGCGAAACCCCTGAGGCTATGCAAAAACGCATGTTTGAAGCGAAGCTCGCCGCGATGGAGAAGGCTATGAAAGGTGAAAAGGTTCGTTACAAGTCCAATCGAGATCCCGAGAGATTCTTGGAATTCTTGGAGTATCGATTGAAGATTTGGGAACAACTCAAGGATGAGAAGTTCTATGCGAAGCGAATGTATGAAAAGACCAGTGAGGTCATTCAAGGTCTCACTGCAGCGTAGAGTAGTGACCAGCAATGTAATAAACATCTTCAAAACCTAATTCAATAAGTTTCTCTGCTGCAAATCTGGCCCGTTGTCCAGTGTTGCAATAGACGAGTAGCCCCTTCTTTGGAAGTTCTGTGGTAGTCTTCTTGTTAATCTTATTCACTGGAATGTGGAGAGCGCCTCTGTAGTGACCAGCTCTGTACTCCGTCACTGTGCGAACATCAATGACCTTCTTTATCTTTCCTGAGCGAATCATCTCCTTAGCCTTGGCGGCACTGACAAGGTTTGCACCCAAAAATGTGTAAGTCGCGGCGGCTGCGAGTGTTCCGACAACTAGAGCTGGAAACATTTATTATAAGCTCACATTTTACTTCCTGCCCAATTCATGATTTGTGTGAGTGACCATGAACTATTGATACTATTTGGGACTTTAATTTTCATCAAACTTTTTTTAACTGTTTCAACATTCGTGCCATTCACAACTTTAGGAACTTGTGCGATATGATTCAATCTAAATCTTCGACCATTTGCATCCACAATTCTAAGAAAGTATGGAAAGTTCTTTTCAAAGTATTTCCATTTGAGTGAAGTTCTGTTTGATGGTGGAGTATATTTATGTACAAGCGCCCACACAACCTTCTTCACAAATTGAAGGCGAACTCTTGGATCCTTTGGACCGATGGGTGTTCCCAATGTGTCGTGCATCATGGCAATGAATGCTTCAATGTAACAAAAGTGATGTTGTGACAATTCATCATATTGTGAAATCTCAAAAGACTTTTCCAAAACTTTTTTGTTCCGAATGTTAATTTTTGTAATTTTTAAAAGTTTTTTGTAATTTTTTTCGTTTGTCGTGACAAAACCACCAGTTGGTTGGAAAGAAGATTGTTTGTTGCTTATTGTGTAGTTATTTCCATAGACTGTACGAAGTTCCTTCTTGAATTCTGCACGACCCGCACCCATTGAATTGAACAACTTGATATTCTTGGTTGTGTGATTAATTTTTGCGAGAGCGTAGTGACCATCACCACTTGGATAGGTGTGGGCGATATGAAGATACTCAGTACCGTTACGATTTTTTGTGAGTTTAGTCATATTCGATGTCCTGCGACACTTAAACTTGAAATCGTACCCAGCTTCATTCTTGACGTCCTTCCCAATTTGTTCAAAAATACCCGGTCTCTGGAGGAGTTGCTTAGCCATTTCCGCGGCATCTTCAATAGCCATGAGATATCTCGCAGCAGTAGTGGTATTCATTTTACTCTCAATGTAGTCAGAGGTGTCAATTTCGGCAGTCTCACCTTTGACTCTCAAAAGGTTGTTACGAACATCTTTGTTTTTGATGAGTTTAATGGGGACAAGGTCCATCCTAACTTACATATCATTGATATTTTTAAACCAATCGTATGTAAATTTTTGTTTGTAAAATTTGAAATTAAATTAGTTACCGAAAGCGACACCAGCCATACCATTCTTCACGCGGAGAATATTGTAGTTGACCGCATAGACGCGAGCAGACTTTGAGCTATCATCGGAAGTCACACTGTTAAGCAACAATTTGGCGTTGTCAATGCGGGAGAAGTTGATGGATCCACTTGGCTGAGACTTGGCCAATTCAAGACAGAATGGCCATGTGTAAACGCAATCTTCATCGAGTGTACTGGGACCTATCGCTGTACAATGCATTTCTGGTACAACCTCATGGTGATAGATATTTGACATATTTTCAAAGAGGGTGGTGCCGTTGATGTAAAGGGATGCAGTTCCGAAAGTATAGTGTTCATCCCAAGGAACACCATTACCACTATCACCCGGAACCAAGTGAATTGCCTTCACTGGGTGGTTAAAGTAGGTAAGATCAAATTCGGTGTCGGCTTGAGTACCTGGTTGATATTGAGTTTGGGTAATCAACAATTCGTGTTCATTGTCAGTGAAGAACTTGCGTTCATCTGTATCCAAGTAGATGTAGTTGGCGTAGATCTTTGGCGTACCCGCGAGAGTATATTGATCTTGAAGTTTGATTCTAAGTTCAACTTCATGGTACTGAAGAGCCACCAATGGAAGGCACTTGGTCCAATCTTCACCAAAGAAGAAAGGGATGACAAAGTGATCACCCTTTGAATTGGATTGTATAGTCTCTACTGTATAAGCCACAGCCGCTTTCGCCGAATTGGTGTTATAAAGCACTCTATGAACACCCTGAATGAAAAGTGAATCAAGTTCACAGACTTTTTGACCACCAATCCACAATTGGAAAGTAGTTGGCTGGGACGCAGATTCATCAAACATGGCGTTGTTACCACCAGGTGTGGCAATACCTTCGGCTTCAATCCAGATGTAGCTCAAGAGATCACCCTTGGAGCGGAGTGGAACAACAACTTCATTGGAAGCTCCGAAAGTACCAATGTAGTCAACGCGTTCTGGACGCATAGAAAAGTTGGTGTGTCGCTTGTAGTTTTGTCTGAAAAAACTGACCTGTGGTTGACCAGTGATGTACACATCCTGGGCACCTTTAGATACAAGGTCAATCAAAGCAGCTGACATTTTTACTAATAAAGTATATTAAAATTTTCGGACGAAGATTACACAACAGTAAAATGGTGGTCTTCCAAGCACTGACTTGGGAATCAAGAGATACAGATGATGAGCACTTGATTAGTATCTTTGGTAAAACCGAAGATGGTAAATCCGTCTGTCTCACTACCGCATTTACTCCTTATTTTTTTGTAAAGTTACCCGAAAATATTAATACCGCAAAGATTCGCAGAATTTATGATATCCTTGACCAACAATGTAAGGATTCTTTAGTGGCTTACACGGTTGTGAAGTCAAAAGATGTTTGGGGTTTTCAAAACAACCAAGAGTTCCCATTCATGAAGATAAGTTTCAAACATCTTCAAGCCCGAAGACTTGTGGATTCATTTTTGAGAAAACCTCTTGACCGTACTCCAGAACTTTTTGATATTTTTGGTGTGAGGAATGTAAAAGTTTATGAATCAAATCTTGACCCCGTCCTGCGCCTGATGCATCGCACAGGAATCCAATCTACTGGGTGGCTTGACACTGGTGATAAATGTATTCGTTCTCATCTGGCTAATGTGGATATGGATCTCTTCTCCAATGATTGGACTACACTCAAACCTGTGGCGAGAGATGATATTGCTCCATTTGTTGTGGCTTCTGTAGATATTGAGTGTAACAGTTCTACGGGTAAATTTCCTGATGCTAACATTCCCTGGAGACGCCTGTTTTCAGATTGCGATCTCATTGTGTAAGTTTGGTTCTGATGAACCATATGATAAGACCTGCCTCTGTTACAAGAAGACTGATTCAAATCTGGAAGGGTGTAACATTTTGAGCTACCCAACTGAAAAGGAAATGTTAGAAGCTTTTCAAAAGTATCTCCACGAGAAGGATGTGGATATCATCACTGGATGGAACATTTTTGGTTTTGATATGGAATACATTTACAAACGAGCACAGATTAACAGATGTCACTACGACTTTTTCAACTTGGGCAAACTCAAAGACACTGAGTCTGAACTCACAATTAAGAAGCTTTCTTCAAGTGCCCTCGGAGACAATCTCTTGAAACTTCTCCCAATGTCTGGTCGTTTCATTTTTGATTTGTTCCATGAAATCAAGAAGGGTTACAAACTTGATAGCTATAAATTGGACAATGTATCCAAGTTGTACCTTGGTGATCAAAAGATTGACATGCCACCCAAAGAAATGTTCGCAAGATTTGTTGAAGAAGATCCAGTTAAATTACGGGAAGTTGCCGAGTACTGTATCAAGGATACACTCCTTCCCCACAGACTTATGAAGAAGCTCTGTACTCTGCTAAACTTGGTAGAGATGGCAAAGGCAACTTGGGTACCAGTTCCATTCCTTGTTGAGCGTGGTCAGCAAATCAAGGTATTCTCACAGTTGACAAAGAAGGCTAGAGAATTGGGTTTCATGGTTCCAACCATTCGCTATGGTGCGATCCCCGAAGAACCATATGAAGGTGCTACAGTTCTTGAGGCTCAAAAGGGTGCGTACTACACACCAATTACAGCTCTCGATTTTGAGTCACTGTATCCCAGTATCATGATGGCACACAACCTGTGCTACTCTTCATATGTTATGGATGAAAAGCGCTATGGAAATGTACCAGGAATTACCTATGAAACATTCAAGATTGCCGACCGAACCTATAAGTTTGCTCAAGATGTACCAAGTCTTTTACCAGCAATTCTTCTTGAACTGAAGCAGTTCCGTAAGCAAGCCAAAAAGGATATGGCTGCGGCAACTGGTTTTATGAAGGAGGTCTACAATGGTAAGCAGCTTGCCTATAAAATCTCAATGAACTCTGTCTATGGTTTCACTGGGGCTGGTAAGGGTATCCTCCCATGTGTTCCAATTGCTTCTACTACGACCTCAAAGGGTCGGGCGATGATTGAAGAGACAAAGAATTATGTTGAGAAGCACTTCCCAGGTTCAAAGGTAAGGTACGGCGATACCGACTCAGTCATGGTTGAGTTTGATGTAGGAGATCGCAAGGGTGAAGAGGCCATCGCCTACAGTTGGGAAGTTGGTGAGCGAGCTGCTGAAGAGTGTAGCGCCCTCTTCAAGAAGCCGAACAACTTGGAACTTGAAAAGGTTTATTGGCCGTATTTTCTCTACAGTAAGAAGCGTTACGCGGCCAAACTTTGGACAAAGGGTAAGGATGATAAGATGCACATGGATTACATTGATGTGAAAGGTCTCCAACTGGTGCGAAGAGACAATACACCACACGTCCGTGAAGTTTGTAAGGAACTTCTGGATGTAGTTCTAACATCAAGTGACCCAGGACCTCCGAAAGAACTTGCCAAGGAACGAGCCATTGAGCTTTTGTCTGGTGATGTTCCCAACGAGAAACTGGTCTTGAGTCAATCTCTGGCGGACACGTACAAGGTTGCTGGTAAAAATGTGTCTGTGACGAGTTCTGAGAGCGTCAATATCAATCAGTCGCATGTTCAAGTTGTTACGAAGATGCGCCAAAGAAAGCCTGGGTCTGAGCCACAATCTGGTGACAGAGTTCCCTATCTTCTCACAAAAACCGAGAATGCCAAAGCCAAAGCGTACGAAAAGGCCGAAGATCCAAAATATGTAGAGGAGCATGGCGTACCTGTTGATTATCACTATTATTTCCTGAATAAGTTCCTTAACCCCGTGTGTGACCTGTTGGATCCACTGTACGAGAATGTGAAGGAAGAAATCTTTGGTGAAATTATCAATCAACACAAACCACCAAAGCCAAAGAGAGAACCAGCTTTGAGTACCATGAAGAAAGATGATCTCATTGCCGAATGCAAGCGTCTTGGTTTAGAAGAAACAGGAACTCTTGTCATTCTGAGGTCTCGCCTTAAGGAGGCTAGAATGAAAAAGGAAGAATCAGTTGAAGACTTATTTAAAAACTACGAGCAAAGTACTAGTAAGAATGAGTCTCTATGAGAAGATTACAAAACTGGTAGATGAAGAGTTGGAGCATCGTGTTAATTCTATTCTGAATGACTATGCCGAAACCCTTTCCAAGAAGCATGGTATTTCACTTGATCTTCTTTTGAAAGATCTACCAGAAACATATACTAGTACCACATGTAAAGGTACAAAAGCCAATGGTCAGAGGTGTACATTTAAGGGCTCTAGAATGGATATTGTGTCTAGACATGCGGCACAAGGGGCTTTCATAAATCGTAACAAATCTCTTCAAGTTCAAGTTTACACACACATGGACCCGAACAAGGTGTATGAGCGAATTGTCCAGGGTGTCAATCATCTAACGGAGCTTATAGATTTGGGGGTCTAATATGATAATGAGCAAAAACGATATTCTACTAACATCTATCAACAATTTTTACGACAATGAGAAGAATAGATCTACACTACTAACTATATTGGACAAAACAAGTGGTATCTCTCTCCGAAATTTGGAGTGGTTTATCACAAACTACGCAAAGAAGAATCACACATCATACAAGACGGGTGATGGAAAGTTATTCACCGTCCATTGTGCGTACAAGTCAAGTCTCAATGGTTACAGTAAACAATTGTTTGATCCATTTTGTAGATCGCAAAAGTTTTCATATGTTGTACCAGGTACATCTCATGAAATTCAAACGACACTCGCTCAATTGAATTTCATCAAATGGTGTATCAAAAATAACATCATTGACTACATTTCGGATAATAGAGATTCTTTGTTTAGTAAGCAACTGACATGAAACCTCTGTCAAACACGAAAAGTTTGGTATCCAGTGTAGTACATGTTCAAAGAGAAAGTTTCTATAGATATATCTATACCAGAATCTGTGTCTAATGTAACTTCTATGTTAGTCTTATCAGATTGTATTTGGCTAAAGTCCAAGTTTCCCGATGGTTCCACATTTATCGGATTCATCGAGAAACTATATGTGTAAATATTCCTAATTGGCCTTGATAACCTTGTGTGATAAGGTACAAGGTACTTGTAGTATTCGTGACCAGTCTTTGACACATTAGGAAGCTTATTTCCGTTTATGTAAAAACTGGCATCTTTCATTACGGGGTACAAAGTTGTGTTTTCACCTTGGAAATTCAGGGTTGCGGAAAAGTTAAACCTGTTTTCATAGAGGTATTGACCACCAGATCCAGTGCCTTCGGCGTCATCCGCATTTTCAAATGCTGTATTTCTTATGAACCAATGAATACACTTCACAGGAATATTTGGCACTAGATTATTCCTGATCACATCTTTGTTAAGATCACTCACAATACTTGGATGTTTTCGTACCAAGTCTGTAATCATTGTCTGTGGTTCACTCGCCAAAAACTTTCTTTCTTCTGGACTCACCGTAATCTCTTCAGTTACAAGATTGAATGATTGAAGTGTAACGGTGTCAGTTGTGTTTGTAAAAAATGTTTGTTTGTGAAACTCCAATTCAAACTCAATTTTTTGTCTGTAAATTGAACAGACTGGAAAATATGGTCTGTTTGGTTTGTTCGTGCCAGTACTCATCACTCGCAAATTTACGCGAAAAGAAAAAGTGAAGTGGTATAACCAAGTCTGAATCATATTGTGCTACACCAGTACTCGTTGGTGCGTCATCAAAACCAAGGTTTCTATTTACAAGAAATCTATTTGCTACCTTTTCGGAAATTTCTAAATAAAGATCATCATAAATAATCCCCCAATCATCGTGTATTTTCTCCACCTCTATGTCATCGACAAACATTGTAATACTTTTAAGAATGTGACGACCCAACTGATCTGCGTAATTTCCATCTGATATACCAGGCATTGTTATACTCAAGTACATGTTACTCAAAAGATCTCCCATGTTTGTTGGATTGAATTGAACTTTTATGGTTTCTCCGAATGGCCATGACGCCACCGCATTACCCGGTTTTACCACATTTCTATTTCTGTGATACTTCCTAAATTCGGAATGTCTCTTATCAGTGGTATATTTAAAGAAGGATTCTTCTGGATCATCAGAAAGCAAGTATGTATCTTGCTTACCGATAGCTTTGAGCGAAATTTTCGCAGCTTCACCCATACCTACTATTGCTTACATATTTTTAATATCCATTTTCCACATGTCAATGTGAGAGGTACCCTTCATAACTTCAAGTTCTTCTCTCGCCTGTTTGGATTCTTTGAGGAGTTCCTTGACACATTCTTCCGTGTATTGAACAGTCTTGATGTTGAGAAGGTAGTCATAGGTTCCGTTAATCTTGGGGAAGATACCAGCCAACTGTCTCTCAAGATCATCCTTTTTACGCTTGAAGACAATAATGTCACCTTCAATAACCATTGTCACAAACTTTGACTTGTATCCACACATCTTGGATCTTACTTCAAGTACCTTGATGAGATGTTCTCTTCTCTTCTTGTAGTGATCAAGTCGGAGATCCACAAAGTCTTTGAGGATTTCTTCGGGGGAGTTGTACTTGTAGATACCCTTGATTGGGTGGAAGAGGTGCATGTTGGATGTATGGAAACTCTTTCTCAACTTGAGGTCCTTCACGAGGTCTTTGCCACTGTAACCAATAATTTCAAAATCAACATCTTCTGTTGTAGAGTTATTTGTGAAATCCGTGATGACCTTCTTTTCCACGAGGGTGTCTAAGTACTCCTTGTAGTCTTGAGTCCAACGACCCTGGTGGCAACTCAGTGACCTTGAGCCTTGATCCAGTGTCTCTCCAAACACCTTCTGTAATCCAAGTACCATCTTCTTTGAAAACCTTACCCTTGAAACCCTCTGAACCAAGGTGTCATTTCTTTGAAAGACATACCACTCAAAGCTCTTCCAATGTTTTCTTTGATGTCCTTGGGATTGAATGGTGGAACATAGCAACTGAAACCCGTGCCAATACCTTCCGTTCCATTCACAAGAACCATTGGCAAAGTTGGCATGTAAAAGTCTGGTTCAATGGAGCGACCATCATCATCAAGATAGTTGAGAATTGGGTCGTCCCGAGGATCAAAGATCTTACGAGCCTCCTTGGTCAACTTCGTGAAGATGTACCTCGTTTGAGACGCATCCTTACCACCCATGAGACGAGTACCGAATTGACCACATGGCTCAAGAAGGTTGATATTGTTTGAACCTGTGTAGTCAGTTGCCAACTTGACGATGGTATCCGCAAGGGACACTTCACCGTGGTGGTACGCAGACTTGTCAGCAACATACGCCGCCAATTGAGCCACCTTCATTTCATCCTTGAGATTCTTGTGGAAGCAGGCATACATGACCTTCCTCTGCGAAGGCTTGAGACCATCTGCCATATGTGCGATGGAACGCTTCAAGTCCGCCAAGCTGAAATTGACCAAGTCTTTACGAACAAAGTTTGTGATGCTCAAGTTTTTCACAGATCCATAGGGAACTTCCAATTCTTTGGGTCCTTCGCTGTACTTTCCAAAAGCCAAGACTTTCTATCGTCCGCCTTCTTCTTGTCAAAGGCGAGGACGATGGACTTGTCTGTCATGATATCCATGTCAAACTTCACAGTGAGTCCTTGAATCTTCTTGAAATACTCTCGGGCCTCTGCGCTTGTACTCGTACCCAAACCCTTGTAGTACTTGATCTTCCACCCAGGTTGTCCATTGCCATACCAAGCTCTGAAAGCAGAGTCGGTGTAGAACGACTTTGATTGACCACCCTTTGTAGCCTTGATAATTGGTGTGACCATTGAGACTACAAAGCCCAACTTGAGGAGACTTGGCCAGAAGTAGTGAATCATATTGAGAATGAGACCCTTGATGTGGGAACCATCATTATCCGCATCGGTCATAATCATGAGACGACCGTAGCGAAGTTCAGAAAGATCTTGATAATCCTTACCCTGTTGAAGACCCAAAATCTTCTTGAGATCATTGAACTCTTGGTTTGATGTCAATTGCGCCACCGAAGCATCCCGAACATTCTTACACTTACCACGGAGTGGGAATACACCGTAGTGATCCCGACCAACCACCGAAAGACCCGCAACCGCCAGGGTCTTCGCCGAATCACCCTCCGTCACAATGAGAGTACATTTACTTGATTGTGCTGTACCAGCCTTGTTTGCGTCGTCCAACTTGGGAATACCGGTAATTTTGGACTTGCGAGCACCATCAGTCTTCTTGAGTTCCTTCATTTCCTTGAACTTTGAGAGTGCTGTGAGTTCATCACTGATGCCAGTCTTGAGAGCATTCTTCACAAAGTTTTTGGGTGGATCAAACTTACTTCCAAAGTCTTGAGCCTTTGATGTACATTCAGATTTGACCTGACTTGAGAAAGTTGGATTCTCCAAGGTTGCCTTCACAAAGATGTTGAAAGTATTCTTGACTTGTTGTGGCTTCAACTTGATCTTCTTAGCCATCTCGTCAATGATACCCGAAGCAAGATAAGAAGCCACATGATCTACATGGGTGCCACCCTTTGTGGTACAGATACCATTTACAAATGATACCTGTTCAAGACCATTTTCAGATGGACCAATACACACTGACCAGCGATCGGTGGTGACCGAACAGATATCTGTGACACCTTCGTGCATCTTGGCATACGCTTCAAAGGAAGTCTTGGGAAGAGCTTCACCTTGAAACTTGACCTTGCAGTTGGGTGTAGTACAAATGTTTGCATCCCAAACTCTTTTTTCAAAAATCTTGTAAATGTTTGTATCCATCTTTTTCATACCAAATCTTTTCCAATCTGGAACAAAAGTAATTGAAACTGAAGAAGTTGAACCAGAATGTTTTGTAATTTTTGGAGGATGACACACCGTCATATTATTTTCCCACTTTTGGGAATAAGTCTTCTTATTCTCATGATCTTTAATGATCACCGAAAACTCTGAAGAGTAGATGTTTGTCAATTTGGCACCATAGCCATTACGACCACCTACAATCCTCTTCTTGGTGTCGTCATAGTTTGTACTTGTGAGAAGGTGACCAAAGGTAAGTTCGGGGTTCCAAACACCTTCTTTCTCATGCATCTTGACTGCGATACCACCTAAAGGTCCATTGTTTTCAATGGTGACAGCACCAGTCTCCTTGTCTATCCCCGCCGTGATGCTCGAAACACCCTTCGGATAGAGTGAGTTTCTGTCAATTGCGTTGACCAATATTTCATCAAAAATTTTGAGCAAAGCCGGTGAATAATTGACACTCTTCTTTTTGAATTTGTTATCAGTCTTGTGATGAAGCCAGTACGGTTCAGAACTGAGGTCCACTGGACCAACATATGAATCCGGTCTTTTAAGGACATGTTCGATGTGGGTGAGTTTTTGAACGCTTTCTCCCATTTTTCTTGCTTTTTAAGAAACGCGGTTCTCACTTAAGCCGTTTTTGTTAAAAAACAGAGGATCTGTCATCTTTGACGATTTGGTAGAAATCTTTCCTCCACTGTTTAGTGGTAGGTCTATCAACCGATTCCCTCTTTGGTCTAATATTTCTTAGTACCCCAATTCTCCGAAGGTGGTCCATCTGTGGATTAAACTTCAAGCCACCTTTGAGGTGACATGCTTTACAAACTTTCACACCCTTCCATCCACATGTATCATTGTAGTGAAATGGTAGATTTGTTTTGATCAGATATTCATCAAATAAGTATTTTTCTCTAATCGTACCACGGATATAATATGGGTCTAGTGGCGCCCAACATATGGCACATACCTGTTTCCATTTTATTTTCATACTTATATGTAGAAGATGGCTTATCTTTATCTCATAGCTATAATTTTTGTGCTTTATCTCATGATGCAAAATAAGACCAGAGGTATGAACAAAGCGATTGAGAAGCTTGTCAGACAGTCAGCCCGATACGCAGTGGCGGCGCAACAGGATGCTTCACCAGTCATAGCTATACTTCACGCCAACTACGCAGCTGCTTACTTCTATGCCCTCAAGGACATCGCCTCTGAATCACAAATCCACAACGCAACTGGAATTGATGTCAAGAAGTTCAAGGAGCATGTGACAAATGTTCAAGACATGGTAACTAAGAGAACTTCGGAAAAGTGTCCAGAATTTGTTGGTGAAGTTGATATTTATCTGGCTCAAATAGGCGGAGAAGCTGCTTAAAATTAAAAAGGTATAAAACTTCATGGATGAGTATGTCATTGTTTTACATCCAAATAATGACATAGTCTTGGGTGTAAATGAAAATCGCCCAGAACGAGAACATGTCATACATATTGAAGAAAGGTACGAAGAAGTAGAATGCTTTTACCCAAATGAGGGACAGATTATGGGAATTACAATAATTACCCTTATGATTATAACTTCGAGTGTTGTGTATAGTTGATAACCTAAGTTGGCTTCAGAACATCAAATATTCATCTCAAAAAAGATGGAAGTCATTCGCGATTCTATGTGGTCTACCTGCCTCGCCAATGCGGTAAAGATGTACCGCCTTCGCGAGCCAAATGAAAAGTGTTACCGTCTTGCGGACGCAACTTGGAAATGTAAGATGGCTTACATCAAACACAACAACACAAAGAAAAATACAGCAATTGTGATTTTGGATAAAACACCAGAAGTTATTCAAGAACAACGAACACAACACAAGATTTGCTGTGCCACGACTATGTCTGGAAAGCAGTGTAGATTCAAGGCGGTTTGTGGTGACTACTGTCGCAAGCATCAAGTATCTTCAACGAGTCTTGGGAGTAAAACAGATGTGAGTGACCTTCTCTCCAAATTAGACGGAATTAAAATCCACTAGTATTATAAATGTTTCTTGATCAGGAGACTCTTAGACCTGTTATAATAGCAATGGCACTCTATCTCGCTATAAACATTATCGTCCCTCGTATTTTGAAGAAGCCAACTGGTATCAAAGTCATTGATGATCTTGTCATGACCATGATTGCGCAACAGGGTTCTCTAATGAACGGAACCATCCTTGTCGGTCTTGTCGTTCTCGGTACCAATTACATTCAAGATGAACTCTTGTAAGATGTTCTCTTTCCCAACTAATTTTTTCGTATGTTCGTGATTCATATAGCGCAGTCTCTTATTGTACGCATCTTCCATGAACTCCGAGAGTTGGCTCGGATTTGGTTTACCCCAAGTCATACCCTTTTTGAAGAGGAAGTCGTCCCTCTCCAGCTCTTGAAGTTCACAGTCAATTGTGTATGGTGTCTTGACATACTCGGGAGATCCACCATAATTTGTGATAATCACGGGTTTATCACGAAGTGCTGCCTCCACTGGTCCCATACCAACACCTTCAGACTTTGAGAAGCTCACATAGCAGTCGCAGCGATCATGTAGTTTATCCATCTCTTCATCTGAAATAAGTCCATTTATAACTTCAACATTTGGTAACTTGATATCAACTGACTGGTTACAAGTTGCCTTCACCACAAGTTTTGTATCTGGTTTATTAAGACGGATAAACGCTTCCAATATTCCACGGAAATTCTTTCTATCATCTATGATATTTCCGATATGATAGAATGTGTATGGCTTTGATGGTGGTGGAATATGGGCATGAACAATGTAAAACTCGTTATCTGGAAACTGTCTGAACAATACTCGCTTACAAAACTCGCTCGGAACAGCAATCCTTTTTGATTCTTTCATGATCAGTCCATAATCTTCGTGGACCGTTTCAGTTTCACACACGGTCATCACCGCTAAGTTCTTAACCCTAGTTCTCGTATATTTTAAGTATTCTATATGAGATTTGATAGGTAGCAAAAATAACAGACCATTTTCACTTTCAGGAAGCTCACTTCCAATGTAATGATACGAAGATTGGTCAAACACTTTTGTGTATTTGTATGCGTGTTGACCAATTCCACTATTCAGTTGAGGTCCGACTATGATCATTATCCATAAATGATTTAATTTCCTTAATAATGTTTTTTGGTTCCATCATTTCTTTTGTATGTGTATGATCCATGTAACGCAGATTTTTATCAAGTGCATCTTTCATAAATTTATAGAGCATATCTTCATCGGGTTCACCCCATATCATATCATCTTTGTGAAGAAAATAATTATAACCAGTTTTATTCCGTTTACATTTGACTAAATAAGGTGTTTTAATGTATTCAGAGGTAGCGCCAAAATCTGGAATGATTACAGGTTTATTACGAAGTGCTGCTTCCACTGGACCCATTCCTATACCTTCGGAGTGACTTGTGTTTACATAACAATCACACTGATCATGTATTTGGTTCATTTCTTCTTCTGTAAGTTCCTGATTGATAAATTGGACATTTGGTATATCTAAATTTATTGGTGCGTTGCTTTGTGCTTTTATAATTAGTTTTGCATTTGGATTTTCCAGACGCATAAAAGCCCGTAACATTGCACCGAAATTTTTTCGTTTGTCTTTCATATTTCCAATTGTATAAAATCTATAAGGTTTGGGTGAAGGTGGTGGAACATATGCCCGCACGACATAAAATTCATTCTCTGGGAATTGTTTAGAAAAAGCCCGCTTACAGAATTCACTTGGAACACCAATCCGTTTGAATTCTTTCATCAGACGACCAAACTCTTCGTGAACAGTTTCAGTTTCACAGATTGTCATAAAGTGTATTTTTTTGATACGACTTTTTAAATATTCATAACAGTTCCATAAGGCATCAATTGGTAGCGAGAATACAATTGCTTCTTCGCATTCAGGTATTTCTTCACCTAGTATATAATGTTTCGCATTTGGAAATAAAGATGCGTACTTGAAAGCCCAGCGAGCAATTCCACCAGGGAAAGGTGGACCGATGATGATCATTTGGTTTAAAGATAATCTTTCTTTTATATATAATACAATGGAGTCTATTCGCAAGGAAATTGAAGATGAATTGAAGCGCACCCGACTTGACAAGACCCGTCTTTACAACCTTCTTTTGAAGATTATTGATGGTGGTGTTGGCGGTGGTGAAGGTGCCCAAGGTCCAGCGGGACCAAGAGGTCCAGCGGGTCCAGCAGGCGCTCAAGGTCCAGCCGGTCCAGCTGGTGAGTGCAAGTGTAAGTGCACCAAGGAAGAAGCGACCCCAGCTCCAGTCAAGACCGAAGCACCAAAGAAGACCACAACCGCTACCAAGAAGAAGACCACAACTACCAAGAAAGCGACCACTGCCTAAATATCTAAAAATATCACCTTAGTCACTAAAATATCTTCACTTGTTGATACGCTCATATCAACAAATGAAGCACATTGATTTTACTCAAAAGTCAGTTAGATTAATTAATCCTAATATACTGAAGAAAAAGAAGTCAATTTATGATAAACCTCCACATGAACGCATCTTATTTACAAGGCGTGTTACATTCCCGAAGGAATGGCGCGATTCACCGACCAAACGAAGGCTCCAAAAATAGCCACTAAAATTGCCACAAGTAACCCGAATGAATACTTCTTTTTTGGTTCTTCGGGTGGTTTGTCTGGCAACTTCTGTACATTTTGATTGAGTAGGTCTATTTTACCAATCAGCTGCTGTAATGCTTGCAATATTTGTAGCTCGCGATCTTTGGGTTTCTCCTTTACATTTACCGTTGTAATCTCAAGTATCATGTACCACTTTGAATCTGGATGAAGTAGTAAATAGTCATTGTCATCTTGTTGCTCGTATATACGGAAGTTCAATTTCTTGATTGAAATTGGATTGAAGTAGTTTTGTTTCCTATTGAATATCCTTGCCTGTTTGTCTCGCACAAGACCTGCGGTGCTCCCAGAAAAATGACGCTCCAATGGCACTCTCGCAAATACCTGTCCATGTCGTTCATCTAATATCTGAGCGACCTTGGGTATGTCTGGGCACACAACATCTACAAATTTTGCTATGTTTGAGTCTGTGTCATCATTTCCACCTACCTGGGTTACATAAAAGTCTACCATCTTGATACCCAAAACCCGACTCATATCTTCTACATGGGTATTTGATTCCAAACGAAGATCAAGTGAAAATGTATTGTTTGTACCATTGACAAAGTTTGAGTCAATTATAACATACTGAACCCGCTTGGGTATGTCGTCAAGTGACATTCTGAAGTATACTGATATAAAAAATAAAGTGTAATAAATACAAATGTATGTCAAAGCAATTTATAGAACAATCATGACCATGTCATCCTTTTATGTTGAAAACTTCTGTCTATGGGTAAAGACTGCGGTGTGGGATGCTCCTCGGCGTATTTACTTGGACATTGATCTAGAAAAGCAAAAACTTGAAAGAGAAAATGAGCGCCTAAGCAGGACTAGTTCTCGTGAATCTTCAAGCGAATAAATGAACTACATCCCACTCGTCACAGACGAATTCAGAATTGCTTTCTGTAAAGCCACTGAACCCCTGTGTCCAGACGTTCAGAGATTGATCTGGGAAAATCTTCTTTACAAAGATATAGAGTTTGAACCTCCGCCGACGCCACAAAAATGTCGTATAACATACTCAAGACTTTCTGGGAGCTGCTTGCCCCGCAACCTATTCGAAAACCTACACCCGACCCAATAATGCGGGAACACCCAGATTACGATGAAATCATTGCTGTGAATGAAGCAAATGAAATTGTTGTTCTACATTTACCCAAAAAATATAGCCTAAGTTATACATAAAGTTTTAATAATTACAAGAAAACAATGGAACCACATCGTCGCCAAGAACTCCAAAAATTTCTGTTGAAGTGTCAAGATGCTCTCACACACTTCAAGAAAAAACGAAAAGATGTCTTTGTTCAATATGGTGATACTCAATATGACAGTCATATCAAGCGTCTTCTATCCCTTACTCACAGAGTTGAAGACGAGCTTCGTGGAATCGATGCAGGTGGAAGACAATAAGACAATCAATAGTCTCTTCACTGAGTATGAAACAATCGGAAAAGACATTCACCAAGAGTTGATAGAATCTCTTCAAAAAGAGTTTGAAAATATTGACAAAGAAATTTGGTACAGTGAAAACTTTGACAATTGGATCAAGTTACCAGAAAGACAGGAATGTGAATCCTATCCAATTGCTCAGCGATTGCGTTATTCCAAGTGTCGCCATGTAATGTTTGATCACATTGAAAAGGAATGGAAGAAGAAGACATTTCCAACGCTTCACAGTAGATTAGAATTTTTCTGATATGTAATGATAAGATGAAATGGAGAATCGTTAAATGTTTTTACATTCAAATGAGGCAACATCTCACATTTTCAGTTCTGACCGATGGTCTCGGAACTTTCGTAAGAAATATGATTAAAGAGCTCTTCCACGGAAAGTTAAATAAGGACTTGATTCGTGGTAGAAGTAAAAAAGATGGTGCCAAGACCTCGTAAGATTGTTGAGAAGACGTACTACTACGCCACCGATTCTGATTCGGAATCCGAGCTTGACTTCGACTATGATCCAGCGCGGGACTCCGAATCCGAAAGTGAAGCCACTACGGTAGTCTTTGGTGAAGGTGACTGGGAACTTGAAGAATCTGGCTCCGAGGTTTCCGACTCTGAAGATGGTACGGACTATGAATCAGAAACTGAACCAGAATCAGACTCCGAAGAACTTGATGAACCAAAGCCATACTATGGCAAGGGTTTCCGTGTCTATTTTGATAGCACTGCCGACAAGAAGTTCTTCATGCAAGCATTTGGTTTCCTAGATGCCTAAGTAAAATAAGGATTAGAGTTTTAATAACAATAAAAACAAAATGTTACAACAATTTGAATGGATCGTTGCCACCGGGGCTATATTTGCCTTCTTCGCCTCTTTCGGAATTGGTGCAAATGATGTTGCCAATGCTTTCGCAACATCAGTTGGATCGGGTGCTTTGAAAATTAAGCACGCAATTCCCCTCGCCGCTGTGTGTGAGTTTTCGGGATCTCTATTTATGGGAAGTCACGTCGTAAATACTATACGAAAAGGTATAAGTGACCAAGAATGTTTTGTTGATGATCCAGGTCTTCTCATGTATGGTTGTCTCTGTGTGATTTTATCTGTTGCGATGTGGTTGATTCTCGCATCTTATCTTGAGATGCCTGTATCCACGACGCATTCGTGTGTTGGTGGGATTATCGGTATGACAATGGTCGCGAGAGGATCAAGTTGTGTTACATGGCTCGCAAAGTCCGACCAATTTCCGTATGTCAAAGGTGTCACTGCTATCATTATTTCATGGCTACTTTCACCCATTATTTCGGGACTTTTTGCGTCAGCATTATTTTTTGTGATTCGATCATTTATTCTTCGCTCCGAAGACTCTTATAAACGCATTCAGTATGGTTTCCCCATACTTGTTGCTGGTACTTTCATAATTAACACATTTTTCATTGTTTATAAAGGTGCCAAATTTTTGAAACTTGACGACACACCTCTGTGGAAGGCGTGTGCGATCAGTTTTGGTATCGGTGGAGGAGCTGGTATTTTTTCTTATTTTTTCATTAATCCTATTATTTTCAATGCTGAAGAGCGTCGTGTTGAAGAATTTTGTCACACTGATGACTCTGTTCAAAGTATTCATGACAATGCCGAAGTGTTTGATTCAAAGACAGAATATTCTATGAGATATCTACAAATTCTGACTGCGTGCTGCGATTCATTCGCACACGGAGCAAATGATGTCGCCAATTCAATTGGTCCTTTTGCGGCTATTTATGCCATCTATAAATCTGGTGAAGTCTCCAAGAAAGCTGATATGGGTAATGACGCGTATTGGATTCTCTCGCTCGGAGCTGGTGGTATCGTTGTGGGACTTGCTACATATGGGTACAAGATCCTTGAGGCTCTTGGCACTAAAATGGCAAAGCTTACACCAAGTCGTGGCATATGTATTGAACTCGGTGCCGCCGCTGTTATCATTCTTGGCTCTCGCCTCGGTTGGCCACTCTCTACGACACACTGTCAAGTCGGAGCAACCGTTGGTGTAGCCCTCTTTGAAGGTGTCGGTGGTGTTAATTGGAAACTTCTCGGTAAAACCGTTGCTGGTTGGTTACTGACTCTCGTTGTAGTTGGTGGAACCACAGCACTCTTATTTGCCCAGGGAGCATACGCACCCATGGTGAAATACCCTTCATATGTAAATAGTGCTTAAGTCACAAGTAGTCATTGTAATAATTACTTCTAAAAATGAACAACCTCACATTTGACGAGTGTAGATCTCGCGCTAACGATGCTCTATCCACACTCGAAGGACAACCTAGCACGAAAGAAGACCTGGAAAGGTGTTTGAAAGATTGGTACGACCGTGGAAATAATTACTGCTTGGGTATGCGTAATGTTAAACACGCATATCGGCGAATGCCTAAAAAACCATGGGCAACCAAAGAATGGGTGGCTATGAGAGATATCAAGTTGTACAAATTTATGATGGACAAATTTTCAAATGTATTTTGGGAAAAGGTTTGGGTAGCAGGTATTCACTCATCCCGAGATCTCCTAAATTCAAAACCTTTCACGATGTAGATGAAACTTTGCGTTCCTGAAAAATTCTACAAGATGTGTCGGCAAGAGATAGAGGGTTTAGAGAATTAGGGTTAGTGTAATAAAGGATGCCTTATCGAAAATTCAATCGTGAGCTACTTGATGTAACCCTCGCTCGAGACAACGCCACTCTCGATGAGACCAAAGAGCTACCAGACCCACTCAATGTAAAGTCTCGCATTTCGTACATTTGTGCATGTGGTATCCCACACGAAAAAATCTTCGAGAAATTAGTGGATGGGGGTGGTGCGAGATGTGAATCATGCGCTGAACGCGAGAGGCAATTGAAAATCAAAGCGACCACACAAAAAAAATATGGAGTTTCTAGTTATGCTCATATTCGTGGTCGGGCATTCAATCGTGACCTACTTGATGTAACCCTCGCTCGAGACAACGCCACTCTCGATGAGACCAAAGAGCTACCAGACCCACTCAATATAAAGTCTCGCATTTCGTACATTTGTGCATGTGGTATCCCATACGCAAAGGATTTCTGGTGTTTAGTGGACAGGGGTGGTGCGAGATGTGAATCGTGCACTGAAGGCGAGAAGCAATTGAAAATGAAAGCGACCACACAAAAAAATCATGGAGTTTCTAATTGTTCTCACATTCAGGGACAAGCATTCAATCGTGAGCTACTTGATGTAACCCTCGCTCGAGACAACGCCACTCTCGATGAGACCAAGAAACTACCAACCCGACTTAATCGCGACTCTCACATTTCGTATATTTGTCCATGCGGAACACCACACACAAAGGTGTTCCGTGAAATAGTGGAAAGGGGTGGTGCGAGATGTGAATCATGCACTGAACACGAGAGGCTACTGAAAGCAAGAGCGACTTGTAAAGAAAGGTACGACTGCGAATACCCATTACAGAATTCGGGAATTTTCGATCGTGCACAAAAAAGTATGTCTAAGCGCAAAAATTACACGACACCCAGCGGTCATATATGGTCTCTCCAAGGTTATGAACACCTTGTCGCACCCAAACTTATCACCGAGTACGGCGAAGATAACATATCACATGGGTCCAAACAAGTCCCACGTATTTTGTGGACCGATTCAACCAATGTGAGACATAGATACTACTGTGACTTTTACATCAAATCACATAGAATCATTATCGAAGTCAAGAGTAAATGGACGGAAAGCAAAGATGCCGAAAAAATTGTAGCGACACGCGAAGCTGCTAATGCACTTGGTTATGGGTATAGACTTATTGTTATCGACAAAGGTGATTGGATTCGAGACGAGTTCTCGCCATCCATTATTGGCGCGGAAGGAAAGAAACCGATTCTTTAAAAAGATTGTTGTAGATAAAATGTAACATAATAGTAGATATGAAAGGACCAAAACTCCTTCCAAAGAAAATCACTTCCAAGATGAACAAACGCGAAACCACGAAATACGAAAAACTCATTGAAGACTGGATCAAGACAGGCGAAGACATGATCAAGGCTCAAGCCGAATCTGTTGAATATGGTCGCAAGATTGATAAGATGGAAAACCCAACCGCTGCGCAAAAGAAGAAGGACAAGAAGCTCATTGATGCTGGATTTAAGGCTGAAGCCAAAGCCTTTAAGAAAGCTGATGAATATGATGAATATGTTGAAAAATTAAAGAAAAAGTATGCTTAATGTAGTAAGATGACTTTACCAAAGTACATACAAGAAAAGCTTACATTGAAAGAAAGTTTCAAGTTCTGGTTACTCCAGAGAAGAGTCAGAACTTCTATGAAAAAGATGGATCATCACATAAAGATGGGTGATGAACAAAAGCAAAAGGCTTGTAAGTATGAAGATTTGCTGTACAAGTCTGACGATGCACTTGTAGGTTTCATTCATGAGATGAGTATGAAGTACGCTTAAACAAAAGATTTGTAGAATATAGAAGGATGTTAAAACTTCACATCGGAATAACCGATGACACAACACCAGAAGATCTTGATAGATATTTCACCCAAATTTGGCAACACAAAAGGAAAGCTATCCTTGTATTTGACACAACTCAATGTTCCAATGTATCTTTGAGAAGGGCTATGAAAATGAAATCTGTTCTCAATAAACATCGTGAAAACTCAAGAAAGTTTATTGATCACAGTCAAATTTTGGTTACAAGTAATTTTACCAAAAATGTATTGCGTACCGCGTTATGTATCATACGAACCGAAAGACCAGTTTTTGTTGTAAGAATTATAAAGACTTGATAGTATATACTAGTATGTTAGCTAAACTTGCTCCAGTGGCACCAAGACCAAGAAGAATCATGACCCACTCAAAAAAGAATGATCGTTCATGGGATCCAGACGACCAGCGACGCGTCAATGAAAATAAGAGCTGGCGAGCGGATAAACCCGAAGAAGAAGCTTGGGATATTGACAAGGAGCGTGACGCAATCAGATACAAGGTAGAACACCTTGAAGCTCTATTGCGAATAAGAACTGAAGAGGAAGAAGAAATCATAAGAAAGATGCGAGAAAGAATTCAGAAGTGGGAAGACTATGCCGACATAGATAAAAAAAAGAATCGTAATGATA